AGCATCGGGGCTGGTATCAAAAATTCCCCCGTTGCGAATTTTTTCAAAATGGTTTTGGATTTCAACAGGCTGATTCTAGGATTGGGTGTAAAGAGTACGGTTGACTTTGGCTCCTTTCACAATCATGCTTGGAAGACTTGTTAGACAGGACTGATGAGTGTTCTGAAAACTCACCTAAAGTCGGTCTGTTGGAGTCCAAAACTTATGAAAAAGGGTTCTAAAGATAAAGAAAGAGAGGAGAACTATCGTGGCAGCAGCAAAAACGACCTATAAAGTTGTAGCACCTGCCGGGGTATTCATTCGTTCAACCCCTGATCAAGCAGAGGATAATATTGTACGATTAGCTAAGCGTGAGGAACGTCTAGTTGTCGTGAACGTTGGTGACGAATGGCTTCAAACTGATGAAGGTTTTGTTATGAACCAACCTTATATCGTTGAACCCGACACGGTCAAACCACGGAAGAAAGGAGAGGCTGAATAACTATGACGAATGAAGTAGCTGAATTCGATAACCAGAGAGCCTACAGACCTGCACGTTCGCCTGAACAGCGTGAATTGCAAATGATGGAACTCGCTATGGGTCTATCGGAAAAGCGTCTTCAGGAAGGAACGGCATCGGCCTCTGAGATTGTCTACTGGCTAAACCAAGCTAGTCCTAAAGCTCGTCTTGAACGTAAACAGTTGGAGTTACAAGCAGAGTTATTGCAAGCACGTATCGATTTGATTCGTAGCGACCAGGAATCTGAACTTGACTTCAAACAAGCGTATAAGGCATTCCAAGGATACTCCGGTAAGCCGGCAGAAGTCATCGAGGGTGAATTCTATGAGCAATAGACTCACCTATACAGAAATGTCCAAACTTGAGTCCTATACTGAGCGGCTAAACTATCTAAGACTTCGTGGCGTACATCATGAAGCTCCAAGAGAAATATCCAATCAGTTCTACAAGTCTCATGCATGGCAACAATGTCGTGCGGCGATTATACGTAGAGACCTAGCTCAAGACCTTGGTGTTCGGAAGTTATTTGTGGATGGTCCAATCACGGTTCACCATATGAATCCACTAACCAAGGAGGATATAGAAAACTTGACCGAGAATTGCTTCGATCCTGACGGACTGATTACGGTCTCTGACAGCACCCATAAGCGTATCCACTACGATCAAAAGGAGTATCAAATGTGGATAGAACGTAAACCGGGTGACACAAAATTGTGGTAAGGATGAAGTTTATGACTACTATCTATGAAGACGTACTCAACTTCGTCGGGGTGTTACATGATTCCGAACCGAATTCGAACCATGTAGTTAAGACTCAACTAGGTGTAGCGATTGATGCAGCACTTGGTGTTCTTGTTCAAAATGGTGTCGGGCATAACGTTAGTGTTATCGCCGAACCTAATCTAACTTGGGCAGAGTTCTTCTATGGTCATATGGATTTGGCAGAAGGAATTAAGGAACGTCTTAGAAACAATACCTTTGCTAAGAACTATGTTTGTATCTCGGCTCTCATATCTTATGACCCACCACAAGCATCCGTTCTTACCGCATTAAAAGAGGCTCGGGATGAGAATCTCACTCGTGCTAGATGGGAGGTAGAACTTGTCAAACTTGACATCTAATGAACTCCACCATTCCGGGCGTAAGGGTATGAAGTGGGGTATGCATATATTTGGGCGACGTCAGCCGAAAGGTGGAGTCCGTGGTAAACATGGTACTAAACCAGAACAGCAAAACGTCAAAACGCCTAAGAAACTTCGTCGGTCTGTAGATGAGCGGTTAAGAGAAGCCGAGTTCCGAGATGCTTATCGGACTCGTGATAATATGTCAACTAAGGCATTGAAATCCAAAATCGCTAGACTAGAGGCTGAGCAGAGGTTTAAACAACTAGTAGAGGCTCCCGAGAAAGCTCGCTTAGAAGCCCTACAGAAAAAGAAACAAGCTCGTCTTGCATTTATTGGTAAAGTAGGTTCGGCAGCTTTGGATGTATATTCAAAAGCACCTTCAAGTATCGCCGGACGTAATCTATCTGGGCAAGCTGCTAAAGACGCTATCGAGGCGTTTAAGAAAAGACAAGAATGGGCTAAAGCGTTTAAGGATGTACCAACCACTATGACTAAATTTACACAATCTATTAATGTGGGTGGTGTCGATGTATATATCCCAGAAACTATTCAGAACCGATTTATGATCCAGCACGCTGGTCGTAAAGGTATGAAATGGGGTATGAACATCTTTGGTAAACGCGATAGGTATGCTCGGAATAACTTCTCCAAAGAACACTATCAAACGTATAGATATGTACGTGAGCGTGTTAAGAAAGGTAAATCAGAATATAAGCTGTCTAAGAAAATCCATAGATTGACTAAGGACTTATACGATAGTCAACCGACCGAGCAGAACCGACTTCTTACGAATGTGGCATACGATGCTCGTAAAGACGCAAAGGCTACTCGTAAGAAATATAAAGGATCTGTTAAAAAGATCTTTAATAAATATTCCGAGACTGACTTTGATTTAAAAGGAGGTCTTACACAATCAGGAGTAAATATGGGTGAAATTATTAACGGGGTTTATCTTCCGTCACAAGAAGACCTACTCTTACATTACGGTAAGAAAGGTATGAAGTGGAAAAAAGGTCGTCAAGGTATGACCCCTGCTCAAGCGGCTATGGCTGATGCTGAAGAACGCGAAGCAAATCGCGACTATGGCAAAGAGGCCGAGAAATATAAGAAAGATGCGGCTTACTATCAAAGTAAAATCAAAGGCGGTGTTGAAAAAGGTAAAGCTCGAAATAAGAAAGAACAGAAGTACCTTGATAAACACGAAGAAGCTATGCGGAATTATATCGGCGCTTTAGATCGTAAAGAGAAGCAGAAACAGAAGAAGACTACTAAAAAAGTAAAACATTCCGGTGTTTCTGATGATACACTAATGCATTACGGTAAGAAGGGTATGAAATGGAAAAAACATCTGACAAACGGTGTTAATTCCGCATTAGAAGGTATCGAAAATGCCGTCAATTGGGTTGACGATCAAACCTTTGATAAGAATCGTGAGCGTGGGTTGAAAGATCGCTCAGAGTCGAACAAACGTCGAATAAACGATCCTAAATATGGTAGAACCTACAACACCGCAAGCGACCCTATTGATGGGAAGAAGAATGTCGACGTTAAGCGCGCTTTACGAGAAGGTCGCGGTAACGTAGTACCTAGTCGAACCCGTGAGGGTATGAAACAGGAAAATAAATACATCGAAAAGATTCGCAAACGCGTAAAACTTCCTCGTTTGAAACAAAGCATCTCTTCAGAAGACACGCTCTTACACTATGGTAAAAAGGGTATGAAGTGGAAGAAGAAAGGTGGCAGTTCCGACCTAATGACTCCTGCTGAAGCTGCAGCAAATGAGGCACGCGTTAAAAAAGACGATAAGACTTATAATTATAATCTTAAGATGCGTGATGAAGCTATTAAGAACGCTCTAAAACGTGGGGCTTCTGGTAAAGAAATTAGGCGCCTTCAAGATATGCGTGTTGAAGATCAGCGTAAAGTTGATATGAATAATCGTCATAAAAAGGCGCTTAAGAATAAAGATAACCGCCGTTCTTCATATAGTCGTGAGGTAACAGTTGCAGACGCTAAATCTGGAAAACTCAAGACTTATAAATACTAGAAACGTATTTAGAGCAAAGGAGTCTAACAAGTGGTATTAAGCAATACTGCGGTTCCTGTCGAGTACGGTAGATTTCGAGACGCTGTACTGCGTGGAGAGATTCCTGTATGTCGTGAAATCTCGATGCAAATGAACCGTATCGACGCGGATATCGCTAACCCAAACTATTACTATGACCCAGATGCCATACAAGGGTTCATCAATTTCTGTGAGAATGAGATGACCCTGGTGGATGGTCGACCCCTCACCCTACTTCCGACATTTAGATTATGGGCTGAGGATTTACTGGCATGGTTTGAATTTAAAGAAGAGAAGGTCTATGATCCTCAGACCGGAAAATTCAAAATAATTAGACATAAGCGCCGACTTCGGAACAAGCAATACCTTATTGTGGCCCGGGGTAACGCTAAGTCTTTATATGCCACACTTCATCAGGCTTTCGGTCTTGTGATGGACACCAATTCAACCCAACAAGTTACAACAGCCCCTACTATGGCGCAAGCGGCAGAAGTATTATACCCTTTTGCAACTGCTATAACTAGGGCGGGAAGCGCCGAAGAAGGCTTTCCTTTATTTCGTGTACTTACTCGTGGTCGAAATAAGGCTAGGACACAGAAGTCCCAGTCTCAGCTGGCCGTAACTAAGGATGGTATTGTTAATCGTTTAACCAACTCAATCTTAGAAGTTAAACCGATGACAATTCCAAAACTTCAAGGTTCTCGTGCTAAATATGCTACAGTCGACGAATGGCTGTCGGGTGACATCAAAGAAGATGTAATCGGTGCGCTTGAACAATCGGCTTCTAAAGATGGTATTGATGATTATATTATCTTAGCAGTATCATCAGAGGGTACGGTTCGTGACTCGGTTGGTGACTCAATTAAGCGCGAGCTTTTATCTATTCTTCGTGGTGAATACGAAAACCCACATACTTCTATCTGGTATTATCGTTTAGATGATGTGGCTGAAGTAGGAAACCCAGATATGTGGATGAAGGCTTGTCCTAATATTGGGATAACCGTTTCTTATGAAGCATATCAGCGTGACGTAAGACGTGCCGAATATTCCCCAGCAAACCGGAACGATATCCTAGCTAAAAGGTTTGGTATCCCGGTTGAGGGTACTACATATTTCTTTACATTTGAAGAAACTGAGCTTCATCGAAGACAGAATTTCAGGCGTATGGAAGTATCTATGGGTATGGATGCCTCTCAAGGTGATGACTTCTGGGCGTTTACTTGGCTAGTTCCGTTGGGACGAGGCCGATATGGTGTTCAAACAAGGTCTTATGTATCTGAGGTCAAATATCTACGTCTAAACTCGGCTACACAAGCTAAGTATGACCAGCTCGTAGCTGAAGGTACTCTAATAATCATGCCGGGTAACTATCTCGATTGGGAAATAGTCTATGACGATGTAGAACGTTATATTGAAGAGATGGAATGGACTATCGTATCGTTTGGTTATGACCCATATAATGCGGCCGAATTTATTGACCGCTGGACTATGGAGAATGGTGATGTTGGTGTAGAAGTGGTACGACAAGGTGTTAGAACTGAGTCTGTACCTTTAGGTGAGATTAAGAATATGGCGACTTCTCGAGACCTCATATTCTTTGAGGAGCTCATGAAGTATGCTATGGGTAACGCCGTTGTTATCCAAGATAATAATGGTAACTATAAGTTGTCCAAGATGCGTAGTGATGAGAAAATCGATAATGTCGCTGCACTAATGGATGCTTGGGTTGCCTATAAACGAAATAAGGAGGCATTCTTGTAGGATGGTAAATAACCCTCTAGGGTCATGGAACGCATTCATGTCAACCAACAATGGTATTGATTATGACCCTGACTTGGTTTCCGGCTCAGGTATTGGTCGGCCATCAGGTGCGCTCCGTGGTTATACCTTCAAGCATCAAGATTTAATCAATAGTATTATCTCTATGATTTCTCTTGATGTCGCAATGGTCGATTTCAAACATTTGAAAATCAACGAAGAAGACGGCAATCAGACTTCTGTCGACTCAGGTCTGATCAATTGCTTGACAACATCTGCTAATATTGACCAAACCGGTCGTGCATTTATCTATGATGTGGCCTGGTCTCTTTTAGAAGAAGGCGTCGTTGCAATTGTCCCCGTCGACACAACGTCAAAACCCAACGATGACGGTTCTTATGATATCTTATCAATGCGTGTTGGTAAGATTACGCAATGGTATCCTCGTGCTGTTCGGGTTAAAGTCTATAATGATCAAAATGGATTAGAACAAGACTTGACGTTGTCTAAACAGTCAATTGTTATCTTGGAGTCTCCTCTTATTGGTCTACTTAAAGACCGTAACTCAACGCTTAAACTGCTTGAGCAAAAGATGGATTTGATGTACTCTCAAGATAAGGCAGTGGCGGCTGGTAAACTTAACGGGTTTATCCAAATCCCATATGCCACAAAGAGTAGCTTACGTCAGGAACAGGCTAAGAGTCGTAAGACTCAGCTTGAAAAAGAATTGGCAGATAGCCAGTTTGGTATAGCGACCCTTGATGCTAACGAGAAATTTATTCACACAGGTGGTAATATCAACAACAACCTTGTGGATGACATTCGTAAGCTTCAACAGGATTACTATAACCAAGTTGGTATCTCTTCCAAAGTCTTAGATGGTACTGCAAGTCAGGCTGAACTAAATCTCTATTATCATAGAGCAGTCGACCCTGTACTTCAGACTATTGTTGACGGTATTAACCGTATCTTCCTAACTAAGACAGCTCGAACTCAAGGGCAGGTAATCCAGTATTACCGTGACCCATTCCGTATGCTACCAGTTGAACAACTAGGTACTGCGGCTGATCTATTTGCTCGTAATGCGATATTCACATCGAATGAAATTCGTGCAATGCTAGGTCGCGCACCTCACCCAAGTCGTATCGGTGATATGCTCTTTAATAAGAACATTTCAACAGGTACTGATTTAATGGGTCTAGGTGGTTATGATGGTACAACCCAAGAAGGTTATCCTGAAATCTATGAAGATGGACAAGGTGGATATGTTGATGCTGAAGGAAATCCGGTAGATGAATACGGTAACCCGTTGGATGTATAAAAATTTATGGAGGAAAAGTAGTTGCGAAAAAAGGCTGATTTCGCCGGATGGGTAACTAAGAACGATATCCGTTGTTCGGATGGTGTGACAATTCGTCATGACGCTTTCCGACAAAGTAACGGCGCTCAAGTACCTATCGTATGGCAACATGATTACTCCAGTCCCTCAAACGTATTGGGGTATATGATTCTTCAGCACCGCGATGAGGGTGTCTATGGATATGGGTATCTTAACGATACAGACCATGCCCAAGATACTCGTACGCTTCTTAAGCATGGTGATTTAAATGCTATGTCTATTGGCGCTCGTGGTATCCGTAAGAACGGTAATGACGTAATCCATGGAGAAATCTATGAAGTAAGTCTAGTTCTTAAGGGTGCAAACCCTGGTGCTGTTATTGAACATGTTATGCTCCATAGCGCTTACGGGACTGAAGAGTATGAAAGCGATCGCGGTGTTATCTACACCGGGATTACACAGGTTCTTCTTCACTCAGATGATTCTGATGAAGAGGCCAACGAAGAAAAGGAGGGACAGATGTCTCGTTCATACGAAGAACTTTTAGAAGGGCTTACTGATGAAGAGTTGGCAACATTGGTCAACGGTGTTGTGGAAGACATCGCCGAGGCTATTGATGCTGAGGAAGATGAAGAAGCTCAAAATGAATTAGAAATTCGCGGTCTTGAAGAAGAAGGCGAATACGATGAAGAAGATGACGACTCAGATTACGATTCTGATGAAGATGGATTCGAGTCTGAAGACGGTTATTCTGAAGGTGATGACTCTGCCGATGCAGGGGAATCCGTGTCACATTCAATTTTTGAAGGAGAAAATATTTTGAAACATAACCAATTCCAAGGCGCTGCAGCTGTAGATCACAAGGAACTTGACACTCTGTTACATAGCGCAATTTCCGGCAACGCTTCTACTCTCGCAGGTGTATTGCGTGCCAATGGTGTATTGGGTGAAGACTCTATCCAACACGGTTTGGTTGGTATGGAAACTCTGTTCCCACAACCAGCAACTAATGGCGCCCTGAATGTTTACAACCCAAGTGGATTAAACATCGATAAGATCATGGGTCAATTCGGTAAATCACCACTTCCGCGCGTTAAGAATTTATTCGCTAACTTGACCGAAGATGAAGCTCGTGCTCGTGGCTACATCAAAGGTAACCAAACTCTGGACTCTATCGAAGAAGTTTACTTCCGTGAAACTACTCCAGGTTCTATTCACCGTCGCGAAACAATCGACCATGATGACTTGATTGACTTGCAAGATGGCGGATTTGCGGCTGTAAACTTTATCCAACAAGTTCAAACTGCTAAATTCAAAGAAGAAATCGTTAAGGCTGCTTTCCTTTCAGACGGCCGTGACTTGACTCTTTCTACTGGTAAACGCAACCCTGAAAAGATTAGCGAACTTCATATTCGTCCAATCCTTAAAGATCACCCGTTGTTCACAATCAACGTCACATCTGCTACATTCAAGACTGCAGTTGATGACGTTATTAAGAAAGCATTCCCAGCATACCAAGGTTCTGGTAAACCATCACTTTACATCAACCCATTTGACTTGGCTAAGTTGAAGACGTTGAAAGATGGTAATGGCCGTTACTTGTATGCGCCATCAATGGATAACAACCAAGTACCAGGTAATGCAAACATTGCAGCTTACTTCATGTGTGAAGAAGTGGTTGAATACCGTGCACTTCCTCAAGGAACATTCGTAATCGGTAACTTGGCTGACTATCAGTTCGGTATGTCTCCAAACGGACAAATCGCTACATTCGATAGCTTCGATATCGACTTCATGCAACATAAATACTTGATGCATGCTCGTCTGTCTGGCGCTATCGTTACTCCTAAATCATTTATCGTTGTTAAGGTAACTGATCCAGAAGCAACTGAGGAAACTGCTGTGAATTTTGATTCTACTGGTCTTAAGACTAAACCAACTTGGACAGTTCAAACTGACCCAACTGAAGTGAAGGGTATTGGCGCTAAAGCTGTAGACTATGACGAAACTGTCAATGGAGCAGCTATGACTGAAGACGAAAAGAAACTCGGAACAGTTGAAACAGCTCCAAAACCAAAGAAACCAAAGAAAGCTGAATAAGCGCGGCTGGTAGATAGGAAGGTAATACAATGACAAAAGCTGGAATTCGACTTATCTTCCGTTCTAAAGAGCCTGAAGAAATTAGCGTAGGGGTGCATGAGTATAAGTATACTGTATCGCCCCTTATAACCGCTAAGATTTCTTCTAAATCTTTTAACGTAGAAGACCGAAACTCAATCAACCAAAATACTAAGACTGAGTTGAAGTTTGATGTTTCACTAATGAACGACTCAACCGACCGTGTGAATAGGATTTCTCATATCTTGTATATGGGTTCCTATTATAAAGTCGGAAGTATTCGTCCGTATCCGCCTCGTGTGGTTTTGACGATTGAGGACATGGAAATTTCCGAACTCAAAGAACGTTTAGCCGAGGTTGTTACTTCTGCTACTCAAAAAAGTCAAAATGAATTAAAACTTGAATCTTTATCTAAGCTTGGGCTACAGGATTACCAAGAAGGGTTGGAAAACTCTTTAAGTAAATACGCTCTAGTCTTTAAAGATGGCGATATTCAAGTTTGGACTGGTACCGAGTTTAAGGACTTTAAGTCTTTCTATGAAGAATCGGTTAAGGTGAAAGAATGAAAACAAGAGAACAAGTGCTTCTTAAGATAAAAGATGAAATTTGTCCTAATGTTTACTTTACACCACCAGAAAATATTCAGTTGAAATACCCGGCATGTATTGTAACACGGGAAGATATTGATACTCAGAAAGCTAACAATAAGAACTATATCACACGGGTTAATTATAAACTCGTCTATATTTCTAAAAGCGAAGCTGATGACGTCTTTATCAAAATCCCTAACGCTTTCATGTATTCGGATTTCAGAACTGAGTATAAAGTAAACGGTCTCTATCACAAGGTATTTGTGATCTACGAATAGAAAGGAAGATATAATTTGGCAACAGTTGATGAAGTAATTCAATATGCTCGCGGTTTAGCAGATCAAGGTATTGGTACGGATGCTGATGGTTCTTGGGGTACACAATGTGTAGACCTACCTAACAGTATCTCCCAAATTTACTTCGGTAAAATTCTTTGGGGTAACGCTATCGACTTGCTCGACTCTGCGGCTAGCCTAGGTTACGAAGTTGTTTATGACGCAGTTGGGGTTAATCCTCGTCGTGGTGCCATCTTTGTTATGGCGGTAGCAGAACATGGTTATGGACATACAGGTCTCGTTATTGAAGACTCTGATGGTTATACTATGTCTACTATCGAACAAAACATTGACGGCAACTGGGACGCCCTCTATGTAGGTGCTCCTGCTCGTTACAACACTCGTGACTTCACTGGTATCGTTGGATGGTTCTATCCACCATATTCAGATACACCTCAGCCAGAACCTGTTATCGCACCTCAACCAATCACACCTGCTGACGAAGTTGTTAATCACGACGAAGTTGGTAAGTTTACGGTTAAGGTCGCAGGTCTGAATGTACGCAAAACTCCAAGCCTTACAGGCGATATTGTAGCTTTGTATACGCCTGAGATGTCATTTGTATATGACTCTTGGATGGACGCTGACGGATACCGTTGGCTATCATATGTTGGTGCAGAAAGCGGCGAACGTCGCTATGTTGCATGTGGTAATGTTGAGAACGGTGAACGTATTAATGCGTTTGGCGAATTCTCAGAAGCTTAATTTTATTGGAGGAAATCACTAGATGGTAATGCTTAAATGGGATGAGGATACTAAACGCTTATTTGAAAATGGTGTGGATCAAGGTGTCCTCTATCTGAAAAAATCCGACGGTACTTATGACAAAGGTGTTGCGTGGAATGGTCTGACTAAAGTATCAGAATCACCAGAAGGCGCGGAGTCTACTGCGAAATATGCTAACAACAAGAAGTACCTCAACCTGCGTTCAGAAGAACGTTTCAAAGGTCAAATCTCTGCTTACACTTATCCACAAGAGTGGAATGCATGTCAAGGTAAGCGTGCGCCTATGTCTACTGGCGGAACACCTAAAGCTCTTGCTGGTGTAACTGTATCAGGACAAGCTCGTTCAGACTTCGGTCTTTCTTACCGTACTCGTATTGGTAACGATACTGAAGGTCTTGACCACGGCTATATCCTTCACTTGGTTTACTCTGCCTCTGCGGGTGTATCAAGTAAGGAATACCAAACAATCAATGAGTCACCAGATGCGCTGGAATTCTCATGGGACTTTGATACAGTACCAACTACTGTAGCTGGTATGAAACCAACTGCCCATATCGAAATCAACAGCACACTTGTTGACAAGACTAAACTTGCAGATCTTGAGAAGAAACTTTATGGTGACGAAAGCGGCGAAGCTACTCTTCCAAAACCAGAAGAAGTATTCACAATCCTGGGTCTTACTGCAGGGTAAGTAGCTAATTAATCAGTACGGGATAGGGGTTGGACGACTAAGGTCATGTCGGTACTGAAAATTTCAAAATGAATTCAAAAGGAGTATAGATAATGATTTCAAGAACAGTAACTTATACAAACTTGCTTGATGGCAAAGATACAACAGAAGAACTTTGGTTCCACTTGCGTAAAGATGAAATCTTGCGTATTATGGGACGTGCTAAAAAAGATTGGGACGAGTATGTTAAAGAGATGACGGCTCGTGAAGACGTAGATGAAATCTTCGACTTTATTGAGTCTGTCCTTAAACTGGCATACGGTGAACGCCAATCAGATGATGGACGTACATTCCGTAAAGACAAGAAGCTTCAGGAAGACTTCGTAAACTCTGAAGCATATTCAGAGCTTATGGTTAGCATGATGGTGGACGTAGCTGAAGGCGGAAAAGAAACTCAGAAATTCTTTGGCACTTTGGTTGGCGATCCAAATAAAGGAACTGTTCCTGAGAAAGTTTCTAAACTCAAGAAGAAATAAAGGTTTGGCGTAAAAAATTACGCCTCTCTTTTGTTTTTATCTCGATGGAGGTATATTTATGTTGATTATAGATACTCCTGATCGGGAGTTCTTTAACGAAGAGACAAACCAGTTCTTTGTTAAGCCAGGGAAGACACTACATTTCGAACATAGTCTTAAAACGCTAACTGAATGGGAGTCAATCTATCGCAAGCCTTTTCTAACTCGAGAAGAAAAGACCACTGGAGAGCTTTATGACTACTTTATTCTAATGTGTGAAGAGGACATCGATTATTCAGACTTAACGGAAGACATTGTAATCCAACTGTCCATGTATCTGAACGACAATCCTACTGCTACAACCATTAAGCAGAATGACCAAGGTAATAAGCAGGGTGTGGTGATGACTTCTGAGGTTATCTATGCCTATATGGCTAATGCCCGTATACCATTTGAATGTGAAACCTGGAACTTACATAGACTATTAACTCTTCTTAATGTAATAGGTGAGCTCAACTCTCCTAAGAAGAAACAAACAGAGGCGCAGACCTTGGCTGAATACGACCGTATTAACCAAGAACGTCTAGCCAAGATACAACAAATGAAGGAGGCTAGATTAAATGCGAATCAAGGTAACTTCCGTCCGCCGAAAATCTAACCTTAAATCTTCTTTGTCCAATGCTGAGTCCATGCATAAGACTGAAGCTAGACTAAATGGAATTGGTTCTAGGGGTCTTAGTCGGCTGATCTCTGCTACACCTAAGCGTTCTGGCAACACAGCTTCGTCATGGGACATGGAAGTCGAAAAAAGTCAAAATGGTTTAAATTTATACTATTCTAATTCAAAGAAAGTATCAGATGGAACACCATTGGTTGTCTTAATTGTTAATGGGCATAGTACCGGTACTGGTGGTTATGTTCCTGCTAACAATTTTGTAGGGCCAATTGTGGACGATATAGCAAGAGAGGTTATGAGGGAGGTGGAAAAAATAGTTGAGTAGACAAGTAATTGAAGAACGTCTTATCAAACTCGGTATTGATAACGAACAGTTCAAGAAAGGTCTTAAAGAGTCTTTGAGTTCCCTTGAAGCTCTAGATAAAGGGCTAAGTAAATCTGATGGTAAATCTAGTTTTACTAATATCGAGAAATCCGCCAAAAGTCTCTCTAAATCTCTGATTGAGTTGATGGATAAAGCGCCTAAAATTGGTGACGTATTTATCGGAGCGTTTGATAAAGTAGCCGGTTCTTTAACTCGGACTACGGGCGGATTTGGTACTTTTGCGTCCAGCGTGTTAGGGTTTATCTCCCCCGTATCAAGTGGTACCCAACAAGCGGCCCAAGCTATTGAAGAGATGGGCGACCGTGTAGAACAGTCTGGACAAGGATTTAGTTTCCTCCAGTCTATCGCTACGGTAGCTCTGGGTAATATCGCAGCATCTGCTGTTCAAGCCGGTCTATCTATTGCGACAAATCTTGGACGTAGTGTTATGAACGCTATTGCGCCAGTAAAACAAGGGTTCGGACAGTTTGAGGATAAGATTAACTCGGTAAATATGCTGGTCGCGGCATTGGGTCGTTCTGAGATGGGCAATATTACAGACTCCCTAGATGACCTACAGAAATATGCGGAAACGACTAAATACTCAGTTAAACAAATGCATGGGTCTTTGGCTCAGTTCGTAAATGCGGGCGTTGGCCTTAAAGAGTCAACAACAGCCCTAAAGGGTTGGGGTAACTTGGCAGCATCTGCGGGTGCATCAACTGATGGATTTAACCGGTCATTGCAGTTTGGTGTACAACAAGCCTTACAAATGGGTAAGATGAATACTCAGAACTGGGTATCTGTTGAAAATGCTGGTATGGCAACTCAACGGTTTAAGGATATCTTGCTTGAAACTGCTCAGGCATTAGGTCAAGATGTTGATATGTCTGAAGGGTTCCGTAACTCACTTCAACAAGGATGGTTGACTAACGAAGTCCTTATCAAGTCATTGGAGACACTGGCTAATGATGAAACTTTGTCTAAGATGGCTGAAGAATTCCATACTCTTGGAGAAGTATCTGAAGCCGTTGCTGACCAGGTAACTAGTGTATGGGCTCGCTTCTGGGAAACCCTTATTGGTCAAGCAGGTAGCGAAGAAGTAACTGCTTTCTGGACTAAGTGGGGTAATTTAGCGGCTAATGCCTTATCTAAGGCAGGTAATCAAGCTGTAGAATTCGCTAAATCTTTTGTTGACCTTGGTGGTCGTCAGAAGGTTATCCAACTCATGGAGACTGCGTTTAATTCTCTTAGCTTGATTATTAAACCTATCGGAGAAGCTTTCCGTACGGTATTTGGCGACAATCATACGATTTCTTTTGGTCAAAAACTTATTGGGCTAATCCAAGGTTTAACTGAAAAACTTAAGATTGGAACCGCTGAGTCTGAAGCATTTAAACAAATCTTCCAGACCGTATTTGGTGTAATCAAATGGATTCTCGCTGAATTAGGAGCAAAACTTAAGATTATTGAGCTTCTTATTCCAGACCATATGTTCAAGAATTTTGTATTATTCTTGGGTATGTTGTCTAGCGTTGTAAGCTCGGTTATTCGGACTATCGAGACGGTCATCAGTAAATTTATCAACTTTGAGAAAGCTGGTAAAGTATTCGATACTGTCGCAAATGCTGTTCATGGTTTCTGGGCTAAAGTCAATGAATATCTTGGAAAGTTCGCTCAAGTTTGGATGGGTGTATTCGACTCTATCCCAAATGGTATCGGTAAAGTAATTGATTTCCTTAAGAAGTTTGGGGAAACAGTCCTGCTATTAATACCCGGTGTTCGTGAGGCCAGGGAGAATATTCGAACTTTCTTTGCTCATTTCATGAGTCCGTTTAAGATTCTTAACAATACGCTTGATAAGAACTATAAAGGATTTAACGACTGGGCGTTCGGTGTAGGTACCGCAATGAAACGCTTCCCAGTATTCGGTAAGATGCTGGGTGATTTCGTTATTGGTTTCTCTGATTTCAACAAAGCCACCCATAATATGAGTAGTTCTGCTGGACAGTTCGGGAATAAACTACGTCAAAATCTGAATAAGATGAGTAGCGACTGGAATACGTTCTCCGGAACCATGAAAACCAACTACAAAACTTTCTGGGCGCAGTTCAATGCGAATATGGATGGTGTCATTAATGGGCAAATCCGTAGCTGGAAAGACTTTAACAAGAACCTTAACTGGGGGTCTCTAATCCCAAGCAATATCACAGGCATGTTTAAAGGACTCAAGTTCGATATGCCTGATACTAGTAAGATTAAATCCGGTCTTGCTAGCTTTGCATCTAATCCTTTCGAGTCTATCTCTAAAGGGAGTGCCGGATTGTCAAAATGGTTGGAAAACTCTACATTCTCCTTCCAATCATTGGGTAATGTCGTTCGTAAGACATGGCCTTCACTCGGAGAATACGCCGATAAACTGGATAAAGTCCAATTCTCATTCTCATTCCTTAAACCTATTGTAGACGCAGTAGGTCAAGCATTTGAGTGGTTGAGTAATAAGTTGGCCGGTTTCAGTATTGGCAACTTCAAATTCTCAGATTTGGCTGATGGGTTTAAACAAATCCAACAAACTCTGAGTGCCAACTTTGCCGATGGATTTATTCCAGGTATTGTTAAGTCTATTGACGGTTTCCGTAAATGGGCTAGCGAACTTGGTGTTGTTAAACTCGCTATTGAAGGTCTGACCAATGGTAAAAATCTTATCGGTGAAATGACCAATAACATCAAGACCGAACTGGGTAAATCTAAAGTTGATTTTACTAACTATAAGACGACCCTGAAGACTTTCGGCGGTTGGTTTAGTGCCTTCTGGAAAGGTCTTGGTGAAACAGTCCACGGCCCAACTATGACTAAAATCTTTGATGGTTTCAAGAACACATTCTCTGGAATTATCGATTGGTTTAAGTCTACCTTTGGCCCTTGGTTCAAACAGTTCTTCGGTTCTTTACCAGAAGATGTTCAGAAGTTCCTTATTGACATTTGGAATAACGTCAAGAAGTTTGCTAGCGATTTCTCATCTAATTTCAAAGGTGTGGATTTCTCATTCAAGAACTTCGGCGACTCGGTTAAACAAATCGGAGACGGTATCGGTAAGACATTTAGTAAGATTATTGAGTCCGTTAAAGATGTATGGGATGCCTTTACTAAGTTATTTGGTGTAACAACCGCTCATGCTGACGATAAATCGCCTCTTGACTTCGGTCAAAATGATATGAAGAAAGCTAAGTCTGGTATCAACGAACTTAGTGATGATGTAGACCATATCCATAATAAGACTCAAGGTATCTTTTCTACAATTGGCGATATGGCGAAGCTTATGGCTAATATGTTTAGCGAAGCACTTAAACCATTTACCAAAGAGAACTCTGAGTCTATCGGTCGTATCTTAACTCTAGCAGCGGCTATCGCAGTTCTTTGGAATACTCGTAAGCGTGTCCTTACCATGAAAGACATGTTTGGTGATTTCTTCAAAAGTTTAACACACGGCCCTAAGACCGTAGTCGGATCACTTACCGCTATGTTCGGTTGGATTGGTTCGTTCTTTAGAGCCAAAGCTCGTCTTCAAAACATCAAGGCTATGGCTATTGCTATTGGTGTATTGGTGGCATCATTATGGCTCCTTTCAACTATTCCTGCCGATAAGCTCTTAGTTGGTCTCGGTGGTTTAGCTGGAGTTCTAGTGGTATTCGAGATATTCTATCTCACATTATCCAGGACGACCAAGAAATTCAACCCTGCTAGAGTACGCAATATGCAACAAGCCATGCTTGGTATGTTGGGTATCGCTGGTTCGATTCTCTTACTTACAGCTTCTGTTGCTCTATTGGGTAACATGGACTGGAAGAAAGGTCTTCAAGGTATCATTGGTGTAAGTCTCTTACTCGCGGCGATGTTTACCTCAATGGCCATCATGAATAAACTTCAAGGCAACACCGTTCGCGGTACTCAGAAGATTGCCGTAACGTTCTTAACCTTTGTCGGTATCGCTTATGCGATTAGGAATATCGTTCCGTCAATTGCCGCGCTTGGCGAGATGAACTTCTGGAAGCTACAACAAGGTCTATTTGGTATAGTTACTATTGTAGCTGGTATTACAACAGTTCTTTTTGCAACATCTAAGATGCAAGGTACTAAGTTCGCTTCAGTCTTCGCTTTTAGTGCTATGGCATCGGCTATCAAGAAGATGTCTAGTACTATAGAGAAGCTCGGTGAGATGAAAACTGATGTTCTTCTTAAGGGCGGTGCTGCAGTATTAGCTATGCTTGGTGTCATGGCGGCTATGACCTTTGCATTTGGACAATTGGATAATACAAAACAATCGTTTGCTAAGAACGCTCTTGTAATGTTCGGTGGTATGATACTTTTGTTCAAAATGATGTCAGAACTTGCAGGAGAATTAGGTAAGATGCCAAATCCCGATACGTTCATGAATGCTTTGGGCGGTATCACGATTGTTGTCGGTCTATTCTCATTGCTTGCTATGAAGCTTGGTGATGGTGCAGTTGCCGGAGACGGAACCTCTCGTGGTATTAGACGTCTAGGTGTAATCGCAGCTGAGGTTGTGGTTGCGGCATCCGGTCTATTTATCCTAAGTCAGATGAACACTGACCTCGCGCACGTTGTCACTGCTGTCGGAGCTCTTGGTATAGTTATGGCAGGCTTTATTGGCCTTGCTTATTTGGCATCTAGGATTAAGAAAGACGGATTCCTAGGTCTTGGTATCGTGGTTGCATCTGTTGTTGGAGCGGCACTAGGGTTACTTGTTCTTTCAACAATCCCAATTAAAGATCTCGGATGGCAGGTAGCAGCGCTACTAGGTGTTGTTGCAGTTATTTCGGCTATAGGGTACGGTTTAGGTCAAAGCGGTGTAGGTATGGCCGGTCTTGCTGTGGTTGCGGGTTCAATGGTCGCAATGGCCTTCGCAATGAAGCTAGTCACCGACGCCTCCGCCGGATTCATTAACTCCATTACCAACCTTATCAACACAATAACTACACTTCTTACAGAAACTGCTAAACTCGGTTCTGAAGGTGGGCAGAATGTCGCGAACTTCTTCAAAGAAGCGGCCAAGGGTGCTGATGATATGGGTCGTGTCGCGGCTGGTGTAGTAACCGGTATAGTAGTCGGGTTCATTGAAGGGGTTGAAGGTAATATTGGACGTATTATCCAAGTTGGTATTCGCCTGATGACCGGATTCCTTGAAGGTATTCTTTCTATGGCTGCTCAGATTGCAGAAGTTCTAGTAACTATTGCGGGTGAAGCGGTTATTAAATTAACTGAGGCTATGCCTGGCTGGTTTACTAAATTCTGTGACGCATTTCTACAAGGCTTACTCCAAGTCGCTCAATGGATTAGAAATAATAAGAATGTTCTTGTTATGGCTGGTCTGGAGATGGTTGAGGCACTCACTGAGGTTATCTTAGAAGGTCTCCGTATCATGACTGTATTGATGCTGAAGTCTATGGAGAACATTCCATTCATTGGTGATAAGGTCAAAGAGATGACCCCTAAAGTCGATGAAGCATTTAAGGCTATGGCTGAGTCCGGTCGTAAAGCTTTGGATGAACTCAAAGACTATCCGTCAATCGCAACAGAAGAAGGTATAAAGAAAGCCATTGAAACCATGGATGCGCTTGGGCCGGAAGAAGCAGAAGCTGCTCGTCGCTTTGCCGCATCAGGTAAAGACGGTTTGGATACCTTCCGTATTTACTGTTCACAACTTGGTATTCAAGGGCCTGAAGAATTCATCAAAGGACTTCAAAATGGTTCAATTTCTGCACAAGAAGCAGGTAAACTATTATCCAAGATGGCTGAACTGGGTATGTCTGAGAACCAAATCAAATATATTGCAGAAGCTGCAGGATTTGATTACGCTAACGGAGTACTTACGGCTAAAGAGAAGGCTAAGGAAAGCGGTGGCGAAGTTAAGAAGGCTGTTGAAGAAGGTCTGTCTGGTGACGGTCAAGGCTTCGATACTGGTCTTATTAGCTCAGCATTCACTAAACTCAACGAGCATATGGGTGGTCAACTAGATGTAACCAAAGCTTTGGCTGGGGTTAAGACTGGTGAAATTAATCAAGAGATGATTGATAAGCTAGCATCGGGTGATTTTGCCGGTATCTCTCAAGAGAACATGGATGAATACATGAAACCTGTTGAGGGTATGGGTGATAAGGCGGCTGCGGCTGTTGATGATGCCAATACTAAGGTTGGCGCATCTATGGATAAGATGTCGGGTGATGTAAATGCGAAAGCAACCACAACACAACAAAACCTCAACACAACTTTGGGTAACTTCGCCCCTGGTATCAACCTCGCTGGTACTGGTATGACCAACTATAGTAATACTATCGGTAACGGTAAGACGACTGCCGAGTCATCTGCCAAGTCTGTTGCTGATACCGCTCAGAAGGCTATGAAGTTTGATGGTAAAGACTCTGCCGATAAGTCAGTTACATCCTACGCCAATAATCTTAAGTCTGATGAGAATAAAGGCAAAGCATCTAAGGCGGCAGGTGAGGTTAATAAGGCAGCGCAAGGCGGTCTTAAAGGCACTGGTACTGCGGCTAACTCTGGTGAGGCTATCACTAAGGCCTTTGCTGGGGGTCTTGCTTCTCAAGCGGCCCTTAAGGCAGTAGATGACGCTATGGCTAAGGTCAACTCCAAGGTTAAACATCACCAACCACAATCTCCAGCCAAAGAGGGTGTCTTCTCTGGTGACGGATGGCGCGGGGTATTCCGTTCGGGTCTCGCTATTGTTAGGGAATTTGCTGGAGGTTTAGGTTCTACTAAATCCATGGAAGCCATTTCCTCAAACATGGATAAGGTCAATGAATTCGTTCAGTCTTCTATGGAGACTATGACTGGATATCTGGATGAGAATATGGATATGAACCCGACTATTACTCCTGTCCTCGATACAACAAATCTCGATGGATATAACTGGAGCGGTGCTGGTTCACTTAACCTATCAGGCGGAGTAAATTACTCTGCGCTTAACCCTGCTACAAGGGCGCAAGCAAGCAATAGATATTCTATTGATGAAGTAGTTAAAGGTCTTAATGCTCTTGATCGTAAGCTTGAGACTCTTGCAGAAGTCGGAACTGTTGGTAACGAGCTCCTTGCTCAAGACCGTGTTAGTCCCGTATTTATGGATAAAGACCTCGTTAATCGGGCTCTTGCTCCAGGCATGGCTGATGCACAACGTTCCTATAACGATCGACTAAATATGTTAGATGGAGTATTACCAACGATATGAGGGATGAGAACTATTTCTCCATAATCTTTGGTGAGGGTACTGAAGCAGTTGATATTGGTAAACTCTTTGATGCTGTAACTAAGGTAGAACGTAACGCTGGTGCCGGTTTGGAACATTCGTATTCCGCCGGCGTCGGTCGTTTTGGTAAGACCTGGGTATCGGCCCATAGAGCGACATATCCTATCAATGTGGAAGCTACATTACGCGGAGGTCCTGTTGATTTCCTAGCCCTTAGAACTAAGCTAGCCAGAGCGTTAGACTGTCCAAATGGGCCTAAGAAATTGCAGTTCGATGACCAAGATGGTAAATACTATATGGCCGTGGCCACGGGGGTTACTAAATTCTCAGAAGATATCAAGGCCGGTAAGGTTACTGTCTCAATAGCGTTTGACGTACCCGATGGACTGCTTCACTCAGAAGTTACCAAGGTACTCAACGAGTCAACAAGAAGCGCCGACATTGGAACTCTCACTAAAGAAGGGAAAACTGTCAAAATAACTCTAAACAATACAGGGTCTGCTCCGGCTTACCCTAAGATTAGGGTTCATAACAATTCTGACAATGGTTGGATTGGGCTTGTAAACCAGAACGGTATTATGGAAATCGGTACAAGTCTAGCTGATGTCGCAGGTACTCGGGTTGCCTCAGGTCAGTTCAACCAATCACATACTTTAATAGATATTAAACCCGAAGATAAGGCTGAATGGGCTAAGTTTACAGAAGTCTCTAGCCGATACCAGAACATTTCACCTCTACCTTTTGCTAGTCATGGGGAAATCGGTGGACTTAAACTTGGTTGGCGTGAGAAAGGTCTTGGTGGTCAATCGTATCCTGCACCTGGTCTCCATTGGAACGGACAAGGTAGTAAGGGTGTCGGTCGCGACTGGGGATGCGGTATTTACGAATACGTTCTCCCTAACGACAAGACGGGCGTAAAAGGTGCTAAAGACTGGCGTTGCGATTTCAACATGAAAGTCTGGGAGTCTGCATTTGGTCAATCAGGAGCGCTATCGCTTATGTTTATGACCGACGACAACCATGTTATTTGTGCATACACTATCGAGAAGCCGGATACGACAGGTGAAATCACATGGCAGTCCTTCTCATTAGGCGATATCCACTCTGGTGCGACGTACCAACGTGAGATGAATAGCTTCGGTGCAAACAATAACGAGCCTGGACAACCTCGACCAAACGTAGCTTTTAATAGTCGTACTGGCGATGCTTATATTATCAAAGAAGGGCCTAAGTTGACTTTCTCTTATAACGGTATCCCTAAGACGCTAAACGACCCTTCCAAAGAATACCTGACTTGTACTAAGATTTGGGTTATGGCGGGGCGTTATAAAGGCGAAAGAGATGGTGTAGGTTCACTAGATACTCTATGTATTCAATCCATTCGCTTCGTTAAGAATAATGCTGAGCGCTATGACTTAGTTCCTAACAAGTATGCTAAGGGTAGTGAGGTTGTAGTAGACATGGAACAAGGTAAGGTGTCATTTGTGGCTAACCCATCATCTTCTAAGGTTGGTGTATCTGCCGCTGGCGACCTTATTAACGGTTCGCGCTACTTCTCAATCCCTCCAGGTGAGTCTAAGCTAGAAATTCATTCATCTGACTTCTGTGAACAAGCACCTGATGTTACTATAGAATGGGATGAAGCCTGGTTGTAAGAAAGGAGAGCCAAAACTTCAAAATGATTGCAAAACCGGCATGGCAGTTGACAGTTCATGATAACGCTATGAATGTCACCGATCATATAAATAATGATGTACCTGGTTCTCTTAAGTATTACGACGAAGAGTTCCATGAATACTGTGGTAAGGGTTCCTCAACCTTTAACTTTAAGGTTGATAAGTATCTGAACGGTAAAATTAACCCTAGAGTTGAGCAGATGACCTCTGATTGCTATATCTCATTCCAAGATGATGGCCGAGATTATGTCTTCAGTGTTATAAACCGTAAAGAGACCAATACGACAATTGAATTCGAATGTAACTCGGCAAACCTTGAACTATTAAACGAGAAAGTTCGAGCATATGAAGCAAAAGAACCGCATACTTTTCTTGAGTATGCCGATATTATGGGTCTGTTCAGGTTCACTAAGATTGACTTGGGTCGTTGCGACGTTCGTGACACAAAGCTTACTCTTAAGTTTGAGTCTGATGACGACACTTGTCTAGCCCGTATTATCAAGCTTGTCGAAGCCTTTGATTGTGAGATGGATATTCGTACCTATCTTAATCAGGGAGGACAAATCGACAAGTACGAGCTTAATGTCTACAGATCCCGTGCTCTTGCTGATGACCGTGAAGATGGTCTAGGACGAGTTCGTACTGATATCCGCCTTGAGATGGGTCGGGATATTGTATCGGTAGTGAAGAAAGAGGATAAAACCAACCTCTTCTCTGCTATCCGTATCCGTGACAAAGACGGCAACTACATCAAACAACCCAAGGCTAGAGAGGTTAAGGCGGCAGATGGTGTGCATAACGAGATTTACTGTACTCGTAATGCTACGACAATCTATGCGCCTATATCTGCTAGACTATACCCCTCACTCAACAAACGTGAGAACTGTGATAACTGGATTGTACGTGATGTGAAGACCGAATTCACGGATTACAAACAGGCCTGGGCTTATGCGGTTAAGATGTTGAAGACCTACATGTATCCTGTTACAACATGGGAGATTGAGCTAAACTCAGCTGTAGTTCTACAACGTAATGATATCCGTATTGGCGATATTATCTTCTTAACTGATGAACACTTCGCGGGAGGTCTTCTGATTAGAGCCCGTGTCACTGAGATGGTGCGATGCTCAACAGACCAGACCAAAACTAAGATTACACTATCCAATGTTGTCGCTACTAGACCTACGAACAACTCTATTCTTAGCAAGGCGATGGCTCAGATGGTGGCCGACGCTCAACCTTTCAAAATGAATGTAAAAGTGACAGGCCCTACCATGTTCCGTGAAGTCTCTGATACATGTGATGTTATTCCTACCTTATACAAGGGTTCTAGCGAGTTTACTGAAGCTGAATATGTGTACTACATAGACAACCAAGTAGCCGGTAGAGGGGATAAATTCACTGTATCCAAGGCTAATATTGGGACTAGTGGTCGTGCGCTTATTACGGTTCAGGCTCTGGTTCGGGGTGAAGTAGTTGAGTTCCAGGATATCACATTCTCAACTGTAAGTGATGGCATTTCTCCAATCTTAACCGTCGTTCATTCTAGTAATGGTGATACGTTTAAGAATGGTATTATCGACACTCGTATTACGGCAAAGCTATATCGTAACGATGAGGAGATTGATACTGAAGGAGAAGGGTTCGCTTACAGGTGGACTAAGATTTTAGCGAATGGGGTTGCCGATGAAGAATGGGCTAAGAAACCTCAGGCTAGAATGAAAGGCTTTAATTTAACCAATGCTGATGTTTTAAACCGTGCTACATTTTCCGTAGCCATTGAGACAAAATAGAAAGGAAGCAAATGGTTGTTGTATCTAGTGGTCAGATCACGATCACCGACGTAGAAGATGGGAAACCAGGGCGTGATGGCCAAGTCGGTGAAAACTTGCTCTTAGACACAAACGCTATGTCAGTATCTAAGAACTATGCAAATCAAGACCGATATTATTCGCATTCGGAAAACCATGCGTTATTTGAATTCGGATATACTCAAATCCAAGACCCACCAGTTGTTTCTGTTTCTACTGGTGTTAGGTTTAAAAACAAAGCCGGTTCTTCTGGTAAGAATATTGGTGTATGTTGGTATGGTGGTGACTACAAAGGTGTAGAACTCAAACCTGGAACTAAGTACACCATTTCTTGCTATGCGAGGAAGATTAGTGGTGCTTCAACTGCTAAGATGTATATTTACCCAATGCTGAAGGACTGGTCTATATTCGGAGATTTCTTAACAGATTATATTGTATCTAATGAATGGGTGCAGTTATCTAAGACCTTCGAATTCGACCCAACTAAGATGGGTGACAACGACCCCAAGGCTGCTCGTATTTACTTTACAGTACTTGCGACCAACACTGAGTTATTTGAGGTTCAGGTGTGTGGGTTTAAGCTTGAAGAAGGCGAACATGCTACACCATACGAACCAAGTCCTGTTGAGACTACTATCGAACTGGGACGTAAGGCTAACTCGGACTCTGTATTAGAACAACAACGTCTACTTAAAGAAGCTCAGGATGAAGCGCTAAAGGCTTTAAATGACGATATCATGAGAAAGGTATCTACAGACTGGGCGGACTTAATTAAACGTATTCGTGATACAGATGAGGCTGGTCGAAAAGCGGCTGAGGAGTCTTTGCGCGTAATGTCTGCTCGTTTAAGATCTGAGGTATCTAAGCAGTTTGGTGAGTATGCGTATATTCGTGAGTTCATCACAACTCAAGTAGTTGAGAGTGAGGAAGGTCTCTCTATCGGTAAGCAGGATAATAGCGAACGGTTGATATTCACACCTAACCGTATTTCATTTATGTCTGCAGGTAAAGAGATTGCCTCAATCGCTCAAGGACGGCTTAACATTGACTCGGGTGCTTTCACCTTAAGTCTTCAAATCGGTCGTTTTATTACATTCCAGGATCCATCTGATCCTACACGGAATATTACTAAATATATAGAAGGGTAGGATAATATGGCAACTTGGACTTCGGGGGTAAATAACGGTTACTCCCTTAGAATGAACGCGTATGAGATTGGTGTCAATCAAGCCGCCAACTCGTCTACCGTTCGCATAGACTTATGGCTTAAAGTTGGTACTCAGTCATTTTACGGCCCTATGTTTGTAGAGGCTCGTTGCGGCGGGCAGAAGCAAAATAAGACCGTTCAAATTAGTGGGCCTGGGTTTAACTCAGAAGTATATCTTGGGACTTGGGATTTCAACTATCCACACGGCTCAGACGGTAAGCAAGTAGCAAACGTTGATGCTTTTGTTAATGCCTACAGTACCGCTTTTGCCTTTACTGGCGAGTTGGTTGTTGGTAATAGGCAGTTTGCTTTAACGGATATCCCTCGTGCTTCAGACCCTATGGGTGACTATCAAGGTGTTCTCGGACAGCCGATTACTTTCACTGCAAGACGTAAGTCAGACCAGATGTATAACACTGTATGGTTGCGCTTCGGTGACGTCGATACAAAGATAATCGACCCTATGAGAGACACTGCGACATGGACGCCTCCTCTGGATCTGGCATCCAAATTCCCTCAATCTAATGAGGGTGTTGGGACTCTTACGCTAATCACATATCGTAATGGGACAACCATCGAAACAGGTCGGTCTGCTTCACAAATTAGACTACGTATCCCAGATACCGAGAAGCCTGTTATCAAAGGTATTAATACAGAGGAGCAACACGCTAAGTGTAAAGAGCTTCTTAAGAATTTAAAATATGTTCGTATATTATCTGAGATACAGGTATCGCTAGGTGAGTTTGAAACCAAGTATGGTGCGACTATACCTGATGACGGCATGACGGTTCGACTTATGCAGGACGCTAAGGTTCTAAGAGAGGTCGTTGGCAAAAATGTTATTCTCAACAACATCAATACAAGCGGTAAACATATTCTAAATGTCACAATCCGAGACTCTCGTGGTTCGACATCAGCAGCCTTTGAGAAGGTTATTCAAATCGACAACTACTCTCCTCCAGTTTGTAGTGCTCGTGTTGACCGCCGTAACGATGATGAGAAGAAACTAAGACTTTACCTCAATGGTAAAACCTTTCCGTTATTTGATGACCAGAACCGTAACGTCAATGCTGGTAGGCGTACTGTTACTGTAAAGAACACCACAACCAATACTACTGTCAATGATACTTCAGGCAACCTCGTAAGTATATTTGGTATAAATGACGCCGATGCAATAGTCGACTTAACTGCTGATTATTCTACCGGTAATTCGTTTTCCGTTTATATCGCTTATGAGGACGCCTTTGGAAATAAGGCAGACCAGAGTCTAGTTGTCGGTACAATCAAGGTACATAGGACTGATGACCCATTTGGTGTCGGTATCAACAAGGTTCGGGAGCGTGGTGCTTTAGATATTTCGGGTGATGTGTATATCAACAACAAGAAGTTGTCTACACATGCGTTGACTGAAGATAGTGGTCAAGCAATCATTTTATCGGAAAGATATGACGCAAATAATATTCTAGCGACGGGTTTTTATCGTTGCCTTAGACCGACAAACGTCCCTGCTAAAGATGAATGGTTTTATATCCGAGTTATCTCGCACAATCTATCAAGTTATGTATTCCAAGAAGCATATGGGTATAACGGAGGGTGGACGGGATATCGTGTAAAAGTTAGAAATATATGGCAGCCTTGGAAATCATATGAAGGTGAAGACACGCCTGTTTATTATTTAGAAAATGTCCCAATTGGCTGGGGTATTAAGGCTACTCTACAGAAGCGCGGTCGTATTGTTACAGTCGATATCAATTCAATAGCTAACCCTAACGTAAATGTGGAGAATGCCAAACTTGGAGAACGTATTCCAAATGGCTTCAAACCTATGGTAAACACCCAAGTTGTCTTATATCGTAACGCCGGTACAACTATAATAAACCCCGCCCTCTGGTCATTTAACGCTGATGGGACTATCGCTCATACGGAGTCTACCTCTGGTGGCAACCGTGTGTATCGTGGTCATGCTAGCTGGATTGCAGAGTCTACAGCACCTGCAACTGGTGGAGCTAATGCTCAAATAAGGAGATAGAATGAAATTAGAATTTCAATCAAAATCACTCACATATAGCGCCGACAACAAACCCTTGGCAACTCGTGTTGTATTGGGTAATGCTGAAGGTGCTTATCACCCAATTAACTTGCCACCAACATCTATCGACAAACCTAACGATGAGTTGTTTGATGATGCGCTGGCTATCTTATTCTCTGAGAATTTTACAGACCGTAAAATCAAAGAGACTGACGAGAAGGTTGACCGCTTACAAGCCCTCATCGACGTGTTTACCATTTACGCTGTCACTAAGGACTACACCGGCGATGACCCAATTGACCCTGTATTGTATGGCGCATTGCTCAAGCTTGTACCAGACGCTGTTGTAGGTAAGACTTATAAAGCTAACGACGTCGTTGCTATTGAAGACCCTACAATCAACAACTCATATGGGACAGGCAACCGCGTTCTCGTTCAGTTTATTCGTGAGCATACCTACTCTGCAGAAGATACCATCAAGACCTTCTACAAGAACGGTAAGAACGAACAAAATGGTGTTGGGGTAGCATGGCCTTGGCCTAACCCTCGCGCTAATCACTAAAATTCAAAATAAATCAAAAAGAGGTATATAACTTATGAAACTTAATCTTAAACTTCGTCTTCAAAACCGCGCTACTCTTATTGCTCTTATCTCAGCAGTATTCTTGATGCTTCAACAATTCGGTTTAACTATCCCTACTAACATCAAAGACGGTGTGAATACTTTCGTGCTTATCTTGGTTATTCTTGGTGTTGTAACTGACCCTACTACTAAAGGTATCGGTGACTCACCTCAAGCTTTGGGTTACGACACTCCAAAGGAAAAAGAATAAACCATACACTTAGGAAGCGTACATAGATAATGCAGAGATTATTGATGGATGAGAAGGTCTTAACAGGCCTTTCTCTTTTTATTATTGCCCTTATCAGTTTACTAACTAGGAGTGTTAATATGTATATTGATAAGGTTAAAAAGGAAAAAGAAGAAGATGTCGCACGTCAGCAACGTTATGCGAATGAGCAAAATGATAAGTTGAATTCGATTAAGCGGTCTATGTTACGTTCGGAATATCTCGCTATATACAATTCTACGGAATTTACTTATGACGAAAAATATATTATGACCCGACATATTATCGCTGATTATCAGAAGCTTCGAGGCAACACCTATATTAAGGAACTCGATGCGAAACTTGCTTCAAAAGTTATAATGTCTGACCGAGAAGGAATTCTATACAACGGAGACTATAATGGCGACCAAAGCTGAAGTAATTAACTGGGCTAGAAGTATTGCCGATAGAGGAATTGGGGTTGACGCGGATGGTGCCTTTGGTGCTCAATGTGTTGACTTACCTAATATGATTGCCCAGAAATTCTTTGGGCGGTCGATGCGTGGTAACGGTATAGATATGCTTAACGCCGGTAGAGGGAATGGTTGGCTCACAACCGGGCCTACTGCCCCTCGTGCTGGCGCTATATTCTGTATGCGAGTATCCTATCATGGTTATGGGCATACGGGCCTTGTTATATCCAACCCGGATGGCGCAGGACGATTCCAAACTATTGAGCAGAACGTAGACGGAGGACTAGGTGGCGGCCCTGCACGTTATCGTACACGGACACTAGGCGGTGGTGCTGAGACTATTATTGGTTTCACATACCCTCCTTATTCTGATGGTATTGATGGCGATGTTGGTGCCGGTGACCCAGCTCCTGAAGCCCCTCAACCGAACGGAGAGACAATGGACTTTACATTTGAAATCAAAGGTGACCCGAACTGGAGCGCCGGTACCGTGTATTATTACAATGGTGCTGTCAATGAAATTCAACCAGTTCACAACACCGAAGAATTGAAATATCTAAGGTCTATCTACAAGGATACTACGGGCAGAGACTTGAAGGACTATCAGTGGAATAATGTAGTTCCTGTTTATATTCGTATCTTTGGAGCACTTAGACCAACAACTTCTGATAACAACATCAAGGCTACTCTTGACAAGATTATCAAACAACTGGAGAATGCAATTTAATGGCTATTCATTTTACATTTAGGATTGAGGGCGGTGACCCTAAACTTGATTATCTTCAAGGCTGGCATAAGGACAAAATCTATTACTATAATGGTGATGAGAACGAAGTCGCTTATATCGGTCACCCCGAAGATCTTAAATATTTGAAGCAGATATTCAAAGAGACGCATGGACGAGATTTGAAGCATTACGACTGGAACGTAGCCGTTCCTGTATTTATCCGTATCTTTGGTGTTCTACAACCTTGGACTGGAGCTGGCGGTATGCGTCAAGCTCTAGAAACCCTTAAGAAGAAGATTAAAGAGTATGAGGATATTTACTGGGAGCCTAAGTTCGTGGTTCCTCGTATGTCTATCCATATTCGCCGTGAACCGACTAGAGTAGCTGAGTCTATTGGTATCTGCGAGATTGACAAGAAATACGAAGTACTCGACCTAACCACAAGGTGTGACTGGCATTGGGCTAAAGTCCGACACAATGATGTTGAAGGATGGATGGCTTTAGGCGATATTACAGGTGAGTGGTATGTTGAGAAACTTCGTGAATGATATTAAGGGCGTTGTGTGAGTAAAATCTACAACGCTCATTTTTTTTTGAAAAAGATTTTACAACTATCTATATAGAAAGAGAGGTAAATAACTATGGAAGTTAATAAAGTAACAAACAATATCATAAAGTTTTATTTCGATTATGGTTGTAGTAAAGGTGAATTCCAGAAGATCGTTTATGCTTTACTTTTTAAAGACAACTGTCTTGAACTATTCAGATATGCAAAGAATGGTGATTTTGTACATGATATGAACTTAGAACAAGAGTTCGAGGTTCTATTATGCAAACTTACTATTACTATAGATAAATGGAGAAAAGCAGATGGCTTATTTAAGAAGTCTAAAGAACGACGGTCTATTAAGGAATTGGATACTTTGATGACTATGATTTTTAGGAAATACTTTAGGTTGTTGTATTGTATTTATAATTAAGGGTTATTACAACCCTTTCTTTTTTTTTCAATTTTTTACAACCTTCTATATAGAATACTATGAATATAAAAAGGAGAATAAAAATGGCAGTATTTATTTCAGTGTTGCTAGTACTATGGATTCTATTTTATGGAGTCTTAGCTATTCTAAGAGTAATCGGAGGATTTATCTTGGCGTTATTTGGACGCTAAAATGGAAACTTCGGTTTTCTTTTTTTCAACTTTTTACATATCTCTATATAGAATAAAGAAATGAGGTAACTTATTATGAACAAATTGTCTATGTTAAAATTGGAAGATCGCAACACAGTTCGCGATAACCTGAGCGCAATCGTGGAACGTATCCATGACTATATTGCAGACAAATACTTGGAAGGTAAAGTTGATATTGAAATTACGAATATTACAGTCGTAGATTTCGGTATTAATGGAATCGATTTCCGAGCATTGGCTGGTAATTTAGATCTGGTATACGGCGCACTATTGGAGGCTGGTTATCGTACTGAACTATTTAGCGACGAAGATACTACATGGATTAAGGTGAGCGTTTAATACGCTCATTTCTTTTTTTTTGAAAAAGATTTTACAACTATCTATATAGAAAGAGAGGTAAATAATATGAACAAGAAGAATGAAGACAAGGATATGACTTGGTGGCAATTCTTATTGGGTCTATGGATTTTAGACCTATTTTTCTAAATGGAGACTACAAAGGTCTCCTATTTTTTTTTTAGAAAGGATTATATATGTCAACCAGATGGAAAGAACTAACGACGGTTATTGTCTCGGCTCTGATTTTTGTGACAATCTGTATTACTTTAATTGAGATAAATACAGCTAACAAGATTAATGAGCTGGAAGAAAAACATCAGAAAGAGGTTAAGGCTCTAACTGAGGAACGTAACATGTATAAGAAGCGATGGGAATTTCGAGATGATGTCGCCACTTATTACTATGATGAATATCTCGATTTGAAGGAAAAATACGAAAATCTCAAACTCGCTTTAGGAAAAACGGAGGACGAAGGAAATGACAAAACTCAAAACAGCAGCGGAAATTAGACAGATGATCGCGGATAAACGTAGCGCCGTAAGGTCTGGTATCGACTTAACTAAGGTATATGAAAAGCTAAACGATAGGTTAGAGAATCTTGAACTCGGATCGACCAGTATTCGACTTTTAGCAAAATCAATTAGACCCGATGTCGATGTTCCAGATGAAGAATGGAGAGATTCTCTACAATTCATTTTTGATGAAATCCAAATCAAACTTGAAGATAATGGATACACTGTCCGCCCTCAATATGGTTTAGGTTTTGGTAGTACGCCTCCTCGTATTGGTTTGGTAATATACTGGGATCCAAAGGACTTGCCAGACGGTGGAGCTGAGGAGAAAGATTAAATATTTACAACTCTCCTAATAGAAAGAGAGGTAAACGTTATGCGTAAATTTTTAAGATTTGTTGGTTTTCGTTGTCTTGCTGCATACGCTGTTATGGAGGAAGCTTATATTGATAGGCTTGTGAAAAACGGCTATGTTGAACAAGATGCTGCGAAACACAACGAACGTCTTGAGGTTACAAGATACGTTCTAACTAAATTGAAGAAAGAGTATTAATACAATACTCTTTTAATTTTTTACAACTGTCTATATAGAAAGGAAGGAAACGTTATGAAACTTTTTAAGAAAAAACACGTTGCTAAAATTGAAGAAACTATCGAGGCTAAACTCGATGAACTGAATGCCCAATTGGCCGAAGCACAAACGGGTAGTGAGGAAGAAGTCAAAATCTTGGACGATATTGATTTTCTTACCAAAACATTGACGGATATTAAAGTCCGCCATATGCAAGGTAAAGAAAAGAAACTTGAACCCCAGGTTAAGGCTGCTTTGATCACTACTATCGGTGGCGCGGTAGCTAGCATTGCCGGTATTTTGATCATCAGAGACTATGAAGCCGAAGATGGCTTATTCACGTCTAGCGCAAAGAATTTCATTAAGAAGCTGTACTAATGTACACTTCTTTCTTTTTTTTTGGGTATAATATAAAAGGAGTAATATTTATGCAGTATGCCGATAAGGATAATTATCCTACTCTCTATAGCCTAATGGAAGCTGATATTGGTTTTAGAAAGCTATTCTACCCATATATTTTCGGGATTATGGCTGATAACCATCTTGAATGTAATGAATATGATTTTGAGATGTTTAAGATTATATTCATTTCAACTATGGTTATTATCCAAAATTATTATACTTCTGACCTTATTAAGAAGTATGAGGAAGACATTAGAGGCTTGTATTTCGCATATTTCAAGGTTCGAACGATAACCAATGTTGGGCAGGATGGTATCGATAAGATTACGACTCGCATTCGTACTAAGATTACGGACTTTGATTTATCACCAACCGATGCCGACTTTGAGAATTGTATCGAAATGGTAAAAACAGATATGCCCAGAGTCAATAACTACGAAACATGGGATGTAATAGTATACAAAATGGAATATTTCCGTGATTGCTACTATAACATAATCCGTATATTACATCAAGCTAAAGGGGGTAGTTGATGTCAGAAAGTACCGCACGTATCGCCCAAACCAAGAACCGTGAGTTGCGTCTTAAAAAGATGAACGACTTATCCTTTATTCATTTCATCACAACCGAAGCTGTTGTCTTACTATATTTAACACAATATATGATGGAAACAGCTGAAGAATGGGTTGACTGGTGTACTGAGGAGTATGGCGGTAATTGGTATTGTGGCCATAACTTTGCCCAACTAGGTGCAGACCATAAATCTTATATTGAGGAATCAATCAAAAACGCAAACAAAATTCTTGATGAATTCATTATAGAAGGAGGATATGAACATGAAATTTAACCTTAAAATCAAAAACCAAAATAAACTATTGTTGATTATCGCTGCTATTGCTACTATTGGTGCCATTGCTTGTGGTGTCTGGTATTTTATCCCTCACCCACCGCATGCCGATATTGTAACCTTGGAAGATGCTAAAGACTTCAAGAAAACAGAAGACTGGTATAAGGTTACTCGCTGGGAAGTTGTATCTGTCGATATGTCTGCCTATGATAAAAGTAAAGATGAATACGGATACTTTGGAAAGGTGACCCTCAAAGGGGCAGACGGGCCTGTATACGCCGCGCTTACTAAGAAAGACGGTGGTGAAGACTATTCTATCGAGGAAGGTGATGTAGTTTACGCAAAGACTTCCAATCTCGAAAAGAATTTCCTATTCGGTAATATGGTTACCGGCGATATCTTATATATTGAAAAAGGAGGAGCAAAGAAATGAGTAACGAAATCTTATTATTCCCTAACAATGTAATTCTGGTCAACGCTTTGTATCGTACAAGTATCTGCTACAACAGACAAGATGATACTGGTATCGCGCTCAATCTTCTACCTATCAGCACTAATGACCATATTGAAGATGACTTGGATATTATGGAAGATATTGCAGAATATCTATTCCAACTATATTTGAAAGATCCTAAGATCGCCGCTAAAATCAAGCGACCACGTTATTACTATAACGATATGTATAAGCGCTGGATTATCACATTTGAATTTAAATAAAAATTTTTACATACCACTATATAGAACAAATAAAAAGGAGGACATTAATATGTCAAAAGTAAAACAATTGAAAGAAGCAGAAACTACTGAAGTTATTGAAAATGCAGAGGCTATTGCCGGTAGCGTATTTGAAAACTTGTCAGATGAAGAGAAGGCTAAGCTTCTTGCGATGGTTGACCAACAACCAGTTGTTGAAGAGAAACAAGGAAAAGCTAAACAAGCTTGGAATTGGGTCAAATCTAACAAATGGAAAATTGGTGGAGCTATTGCAGGAGCTGCCCTTATCGGATTCCTTGGCAAGAAAGCATACGATGCTGGGATGCCCGCAGAATTCGATGCCGATGTAATTGACGGCGACTATGAAATTGCTGAACTTGAAGAGTATGAAAATACTCCTGAAGTTGTTGAAGAGACGGAGGTTGTAGAGTAATCTACACTTCTTTCTTTTTTTTTTTGAAAAGGAGAACTTGATGAAGAAAACATATTTGGATAAATACCCATACGAATTGAAAAACATTGATGGCACTCATTGGTCTATTCTCATTGATCCAATCGACCACCAAGCTGCTACTGATTTGGTATTGAATTTTGGTACTACAGACAACCGTGTGTCTATTGAAGGTATGCCGCTTAAAATCAAGAGCCATAAAACTATCGTTTCTGAATATGAAGACGGTAAACAAGCTATTCTTATCTCAGCCCATATTCTTTAAAATTTTTACCATGCACTATATAGAAAGGAGACCCCTTGGAGTACTTGGTGTACGTTGAGAGCACATGAGTAATTGCAAGGCGCTGGTTTGATTCCAGCAGGAAACAAGGAAAGTCTACTTTCATTTTTTTTTTTTTGAAAAGGAGAACATATGACCGAAACTAACTACAATGACATTCAAGCTACGAATGTTGCTAAGCCTCAAGAAGCTACACCCAACGATGGAAAAGTTGATGTGGCTCAACGCCAACCGAAGAAAGCGCTTGTTAGCTCTTCTACCGAACCACTCAAGCCAAGCCTGATGACTCGATTGGTTAAAGGTCTTATTGGGCCTAATGGCGTACGTGCTATTTTTGGATATCTTGGTCGTGAGGTTATTGTGCCTGCGATTAAGGATACGGTTGTAAACTCAATCACAACAGGTGTGAATATGGCTGCTTATGGTGAAGACCGTGGACGATATAACAACTCACCTGGTTGGAATAATCCTATGCGTGGTATCGGCGTACAAGGTAGCCGTACCTATACTAACTACTCAAGTGCATATCACCCAACAAGCGTTATTGAACCACAACCTGTAAACAATCCTGGCCGTGTCAAGGAAATCTACCTGTTCACCCACAATGACGCTAAGGTCGTCTTAGACAGTCTTAATAGCGATATCATGAATTACGGCTATGCGCGTCTTGCTGACTACTATGATTATGCCGGTCAGCCTAGCACAAACTATACGGATAACTCATATGGTTGGAGAAACCTTAATAGTGTCCGCATTATTCCTGTACGCGGTAAATACACACTTGCTTTGCCGCCTGTAGAAGTTATTTAAAAAAAAGGGGTCTATCATGGAAGTTATTATTAATATTTTATTGGGTATTTGTGTTGTTTGGACTATCGTATCGGTTTTATTTTTATTATTTTTAAATAGACCTTCTGTTAAAAAACATATCAGCGATTATATTGCAAATAAAATGGCCGATAGTATTTCAGATATTGTATATGGTGAAAATCGTGTAAATCGTAAAAACACAAACCATATTTATCATTAATTAAAAGGAGAAAACTAATGAACAAGAAATTTTTGCTTAATGCTGTTAAAATCGTTGCTTTTGGTGTAGTACCATTTATGGTTGAAAATGGTAAGAAGGCTCTAGACAAGGCACTTGAAGCTACCGAAAAGGTGGCTAAGGAGGACTAATATGTTAAGTCTGATTTTAACTATTTTATTCTTTGCCCTACTTGGGTTTATCGCATACATTATTATTAAGTTTGCGTTTGTTATTGGTTTATTCAGCGTTGCATGCTGGATTATGGATAAACTATTTAAATAAAAAGGAGTATTTTAAATTATGGCTAAATGGAATTTGGAAACATTTAAGGAAAACATGGAAGTTCTTGCATTTAATTACAAGAAGAAAGAACCGCTTATTATGGTTGCTGCCGGACTTGTTGGTTTCGGTGTTACTGCTGTCCTTGCATATAAGGCGAAAGACAAAATCAACACGATTGTTGAAGATGTTGAATATCTGCGTGAAAACGATATGCCTGTACCTATTGGTGATACAATCCTACGCACAACCAAAGCCCTTGCCCCTGCTATCGCTGCTGGTGCTTTATCTACCGCTGCTATTCTTCGCTCATACCATGTCTTGACGGGACGTAACGCATTGCTTGCTTCTGCACTTGCTACAGCTACTCAGGCTAACCATCGTCTGCGTAAGCAAATTCGGGAACAATATCCTGACGACCCTAATGCGCAATTCATCGGTGAACGCCAAGAGACCTTAGCCGGCCCTGAAGAAGAAGGCAAGGAAAATCCTAAGAAGGTTACAACTGTAGCTGCTGACGAATGTCAATGGATGGAATATGCTCTATTCAATAAATCCGCGGAATTCGCTAAAGACGACTTGAACTACAATCAAATGTTCATTGCATCTATTGATAATGCTCTATCTGAAAAGCTTCGTCGTCAAGGCTTCCTGACCCTGACAACTGTATACGATGCACTTAAAATCCCACTCACTCGTCCACAACGCCGTGCTGGCTCTGAGCTTGGCTGGACTGACCATGACTTATTTGCACTTGACACACATGTTGTTATGGTGCGTGATGAAAACGGCTACGCATATCCTGTACCTGTAGTCGAATTTGAACCTGTCCGCGATATCACATCAAGTGTAGACTATGCTAGCGATATTTCTGACTACTTTATCTAAAAGGAGAACAAACATGAAAACATCTGATATCATCAAAATTGGCGCTGGCATTTTCGGGATTATCAATCTCGGATATGTCGGCTATTCTTTAGTTAAGAACTACAAGGACTACAAGAACCAAACTGGTGCTTATGCTCCTAAACAAGAAGAAGTTACTTCACAAATCGACTTGTTTGACGGTATGGAAGCTGGGCTTGAAGAAGTTGAGCCTGAAATCGTGGTCGAAAAGAAACCTAAACGCAAAATCAAGAAATCTGTATGGATTGGTGTAGGGCTCTTGTCTGTAGCTGTTATCGGCGGATATTGCTATGGGTATAAGTCCGCTTGGCGTAAAGGACAAGGTCTGCTTAAGGAAGAGGAACTCAAATACGACCTTCTTGGCGTTGAGTATGATGATCTTAAAGCGCATTTGTCAGATACTATTGAAAAGTATGAAACTACTGTAGAAAAGGTTTCATCTAACGCCTTGGATATGCTACTTCCTAATCAACTTGAAACGCGCTGGATTACAGTGAATGATGAAGGTTATGCACATTCCAACTACACGCCTAAGGTTACTGACGACCATTCCGCTGAAGATATCGCTGAGGCCGTTAAATCCACATGGGAAAAACTCTACGAGCCTGTAGTGGTTGTACCTGCTGTTGAAGAAGCTTAATCTTATTTAGGATATAGAGAGTAAAGGACTAGGCCGGACAACTTCGAGATTCCCGGTCTTCCACTATATCCTCAGGAGGCATATTATGAGTGATATTACAATCGGACTACAAAGTCAAGAAAAGGTTGTGCTTAATTACGACGAAGATAATGACAAATTCTCAGTCGCTGTTGAGGATAACTATGACTCAACAATGAGTGTAGAATTAACTGAAGAAGAACTGAATATGGTTAAGGGTTGTATCCAAGCCATTCTTGAAAGGAAATGATATGAATAAGGAAAAAGTAATTCTCGGTGCGGTTGCTGCTGTAGCTACGGCCGGACTTGGTTACTTCGTATTTAGACTAGTTAAGGAAGCGAAACGGCAAATCGCTGAAATCAAAGAGGAAGCCGAACGCGAAAAGGACGAACTTAAGGACATTATCGCCAATAAGGACGTCCAACTAGAAATTATGGAAGAAAACCTGTCCCAGCTTACATCTGGTACAATTGACGAAAACTGGGCTATTGCAGAAGCGCAAATTACTCAGGAGAACGCAGAACTTGAAGAAATGCGTGCTCGTCAACAACGTAACATTTTCACAGACAATCCGGAGGCTGCCGATATCCACTCTCCCAGTGAGGAAGAAGATTATCATGCAGGCGCTCAACAAACAGCCGAAGAAGAGGTTGTCCATCATAATGTCTGGCAAGAAAACGAATACTTTAATACAGGAGAAGCTGATATCCCGTATTTCATCATCGAATCAGCAAAAGAATTGAAAGGAAATGAAGGACAATCCATGCGACATGACACAGACCCTAACAGCGTAGCGGCCTGGGAACAATACAAAGCCGTAATGATTAGCGAGCTTTATGATGACGGCCCTACTGTAGCAAACGATACTTCTAACCGGTATAATTTAGGTATCCTTGTTACAACATCTAACCTAGATGCAATTATTGACCGCTTCTCACAACTGCTTGAAGTGAACGACACTAAAGTTGTTCAACCATATAATGCGTTTGACAACAATATCTTTGAGGAAGTTTATGAACGCCGGGAAGACTTCTTTGGCCCAGACGCATATTACTCAACTACGCAATTCCCAGTATCCTTTGGTGAAATCCTGTACGAATTCGCTCAGAAATTTGTAGGCGATACTGAAGCAGGAACACCGCTTGCATTTATTACTTATATGATGCATGAGTCCGGCATCCTTGACTGTGAAAACATCGAACAACAACTTCTCGTAATCTCCAAGGTTATGGAACACCGCAACGTTCAGAATATCGGAAACGGTATGAAGAAGCTTGGTATGTTCGGTCGTGTGGTAGACTCAGGTGTTGCTGAACTTACTGGACACGAAATCCGCCTGTTTACAGAATACAACGAGTTCATTGGTCGCGCTTCAACATTCGAAGAAGAATGGAAAGCACAAAACGGCTTCGACGATGACGACGAATTCTAAGGCGGTGCTGTATGGAAAAGGAGTATATTGAAGTAGCATATTCCTTTACTGGTGACGACTATGTTAAAGAGGTTATCCCTGCTGAGCAATACAAGGCTTTCAAGGAGGCATTTCTTAACAACACCGTATTTGTTTTTGAATACGACAGGAAGTCACCAACATACCGCTCAGGCTTGAATATGAAAATGATTGATATGTCGAAGGTTGTTTGGATAGGATATTAGAGGAGAATTATATGACGGACAGAAAACCAGATTTCTTCAACATTACAGTTGAGGAATTATCTGGCCCTAATCGTAAAGCCGATGCCGTTATTTCCGCTGATTTCACATATCTAGATAACCAAGGAGGAGACGTTAAGGATATTGTTGTAAAAGGTGGTAGCTTTTATGCCATGTGGACTGGTGAGAATTGGTCAATGGAAAAGAACGATGTTGTTCGGGTTGTTGACCAATATATCTCACACAAGTTCCATGAGTTGAAAGCTAAGGGATATGAGAAAGTATCTGTTAAATTCATGCAAAACGCAGGCTCAGGACTTATGCGTAATTTTGTCAAGTATTGTGAAGACGCGCCTGAATCTCTGCAAGTATTTAACAGTAAAATCTTATTCCAAAACCATAACGTTACACGGGAAGATTATTCTACTTTCCAACTACCTTATACGCCAACGCCTCAACCAACTCCTGCATTTGACGAACTTTCTTCTATATTATATGCACCAGACCAACTCGATAAAATCTTGTGGTGTCTAGGTGCCTTATTTACAGGAGAGATTGTTAATATTGAGAAATTCTTATTCTTATATGGCCCAGCGGGAACCGGTAAAGGAACAATAATTAAAATCATCGAGATGTTGCTTGGGCAATATATTGGTGGTATCGACTTGAAACAACTGACAAGTGGTTCGGAGTATGCGACAGGAACTCTACAAGAGTTACCATTGTTGATTGACTCGGATACAGACTTGAGTCGAATTAAGAACGATACGCCATTACTTAAGATTACATCTCATGAAGAAGTATTTGTACGTAAGCTATATCAAAGACCATATCCCGTAACATTTAAAGGTCTTATTATCACTGCATCAAACCAGCGTGCGCAATTCCGTGACTCAGACTCTGGTATTGTCAGACGTCTGCTTAAGGCGGTACCAACAGGTCATCTTATTGCTGGCCCAAGGTATAAGGAACTGATGAACAATATCCAATTCGAGTTAGCCGGAATTGCACAAAAATCCATTGATACATTTTCTCGTTTAGGCGCATTCCACTACGCTAACGATATTGATGTTGAGATGCTGGAATACGGAGACTCTATATTTGAGTTTGTCCGTGAGAATGTGTTGATGATGCAGAACGACCCAACCTTATCTGAAGTAGAGCTGCTTTATAAGGGTATGCTTGAAGATAGAGGATGGGATATTAACGGGTACAAGAACCGTCTGCGATTAGGCTTACAGCGATTTTTCGAAACTTATACCAAAGACACTAAAGACGGTGAAGGAAACCGTAAACGTGATTGGTATAGAGGTTTCAAGTACGAAGAGGCATTTCCTGAAACTAAGTCTGCGCCAGAGTCCAGTGACAAGCCTAAGATTGATTTGACTATGGGTCGAGTTACATCTAGGTTTGACCTTGAAGGACGTGACTGGCCTGCTCAGTATACAAACAAGGATGGGAACCCTCTGAAAAAGTGGGACTCAGTAACAACGACGTTAAAAGAGATCGACCCCACTAAATTACACTTTGTCCGTGTTCCAACCGAACATATTATAATTGACTTTGATGCTAAGAACGAGAACGGTGAGAAAGACCTTGCTAAGAACCTCGAATTGGCATCCGCATATCCTCCAACCTATACAGAAGTATCTAAGTCTGGCGGCGGCGTACATCTGCATTATTGGTATGATGGCGACCCTACTAAGCTAGCTACGCGTATTTCTGATGATATTGAAATTAAGGTATTTAACGGCGGGTCTTCCTTGCGCAGAAAACTCATATCTGCCAACGACTTGCCTGTTGCCCATATTTCAAGCGGACTACCACTCAAGGAGGAGAAGAAGTCAATGTATAAAGACGTTGAACACATTATGTGGACAGAGAAAAAGCTTCTTGATTTCATTGACGCATGTCTCCGCAAAGAACACCATGGGGCAACGGCGCCTGAAGTATCGTTTATAGCAAAGGTGCTAGACGATGCATATGATGCTGGTGTTATTTATGATTTGCGACATAAGCAACAAGAAGTATTACGTTTCGCACTCAAGTCAACCAACCAAGCACAACAATGTTTGAAGATGGTTTCTGAGATGCATTTTTATAGAGTACCGGAAGATGAGAGCGAATCTTATTCTGAAAGTCTCATTCTACCTGATGAAGATATCGTATTCTTTGACTCGGAAGTATTCTCTAATCTATATATGCTAGGTTGGAAGAAATACGGGTTGGAAGTTCCAGAAACAATCTATAAAGGTCTCGAAGATTGTACTAGTTTGACTGAGATTGAGACCATCTTGGTTAATGAGTGGTGGACTACTCACGAGAAAGAAATTGGTATCGAAATCAACCCAGCACCTACTCGCGTACGTCATTTATTTGATACATATCCTATGGTTGGCTTCAATAACTTGGGCTATGATAACCATATCGCTTATGGCCGTATGCAGGGCGATGACGAAATGGAATGCTACAAGCGTTCTCAAGGCATTATCGAAAAGAGAGACAAGCGTGCTAAAATCTGGGCTGCTAATGATATCTCTTATGCCGATATTTACGAGTTCCTAGACACTAAGATGTCATTGAAGAAATGGCAAATTAAGCTAGGTCTCCGTCATGACGAGTTCGAATATGACTGGACTAAGCCTCTGCCAGAGCATGCCTGGGGTCGTTGTGCGGCATATATGCTTAATGACGTAACCTCAGAAGAAGCGTTATTTAAATCCAAAGACGGTCAAGATGCTTGGAATGCGCGTAAGGTATTGGCTGAAATCAACAACCTCTCACCTAATGTCAAGACCCAAACCCAGGCTGAGAAGTTCTTATTTGGCGATGATCCAAATCCTCAAGACAAGTTTAACTGGTATGACCTTGCTGAAGAATTCCCAGGATACACTTTCGATAAGTTCAAGAAGAAGTCTGAATATCTTGGTGAAGACCCATCCGAAGGTGGTTATGTCCATGCCGAACCTGGTGTATATCAGAACGTTATCGTATTGGATATCGCATCCATGCACCCACACAGTCTAATTGCCATGAACTACTTTGGTGAGTATACACCTAAGTTTGCGGCGCTTGTTGAGTGTCGTATGAATATCAAACACGGTAATATCGAAGCAGCCTCTCATGCATTTGATGAGGTAGACCCTGAACTTGCTGACAAACTGCGTCCATATTTGGAAGGCGGTTCTGTCAAAGGTCTTGCTCATGCGCTTAAGATTATTATTAATATCGTGTATGGTATGACCTCTGCACCATGGCCTAATAAATTCAAAGACCCTCGTAATGTTGATAACTGTATTGCGAAACGTGGTGCTTTGTTCATGATTATGCTTAAGAAGGAAGTTCAAGAACTCGGATATCAAGTAGCGCATATTAAGACAGACTCAATCAAGATTATCAACGGCGATAAGAAGATTATTGATTACTGTATGAAACGCGCTAATGATTTCAAATACGAGTTTGAACACGAGCATACATATTCTCGTATGGCCTTACTCAACCGGGCAACTGTTATTGCGGAAATCGGTTGGCCTGAAAAAGAGAAAGGCGAATGGGAAGCTATCGGTGCACAATTCGGTAAGAAGACAAATCCTTATGTCTACAAGACCTTGTTGAGTCAAGAAGAAGTAGACGAGAAAGACTTCTTTATTACTAAGGAAGTTAAGACTGCTATCTATCTTGACGACCAATACGTAGGTAAGAATGCTCAAATTTATGCTTCTGTGACAGGTCGCGAAATCTCCAGAACTCAACCTAGTAATGTTGCTCAGATGATCCAATCGCGATGGATTAAACCGAACTACATGCTTAAACGGGAGTCTGAGGGGCTTAGCGCTTACGAGTTAGAAGAAGCTAAGAAGCAGAAGATTGCCAACGAACTCGGTCTTGATATTTATGAAGTTAAACAAATCATTGACAACGGCTTCCCTGATACCATTGTCGACAAAAACGTATCTGTAACAGGTACTTCTGGTTATAAATGGGAGCTGGCTACTCAATACAAAGGCTTCGAAGATATTGACATGACCTACTATCACAAACTTGTTAAAGACGCTGTTAAAGATGTCTATGCTGTTGGTGATGGTGATATCATTTTCGGCGGAACTAAATTCGCCAACTATGCAAAGGAGTAAAGATGTTTAAGAATATCAAAGAATGGTTTTCAAAAGACAAAGTAGAAGACGAGCCCAGGCCAATGGGGTTTGTTACTACTGTCAGCGGATTTAAGGATGCTGAGTTATTTGAACCTCGTGTTGAAATCCTTGTAATCCCTGAAGACCAGCAGGAAGTTATGGGTAGTATTACGAACGCTAAAACTAATGTTCGTATTACCCTACTTGATAATAACATCATCTATTACAATCCTCCTCTCTCTTCTAATATTCTAATGACACCATTCATAGACCTTGAAGAACTAAATGGTATTTTAGTTACTATGCGTGAACAAGGTATCCGTGGCGTCTTAGGTTGGAATATGCCGGTTTAGGAGGACTGGGAGATGTTATATTTAATAGACTCAACTATTCAGAGCTCTAACCGAGTTATGTTTAAGGCGGTTGACTTCTTTGAACGATATGGTGTTAAGTATAAGATACTATCTACCTATAAGAAAACTCGAATGGGTGGTGGCGAATACACACCTAAACTGCCTCGTGAATTGGCTGCGAAGATTGTACGATATTTCGATTATAATATTAAGGAAATCTGCAAATCGCCCAACTCATCATATACTAAACATATGACTAAATGTTCACCTCAAGCCAAGCGGGATTTGAACTCTGGTCGTATTTATGATATGACCTGTTCACAGTTTATCGATTGGATTGCTGAGAACCCCTGCATGCTAAAGATTACCGTATTATATGATGATGAACGGGATATTATCATATCTCATTTCAAAGAAGAGGACTTACGTATGTTTGTGCCTAAGGAATATCGGTCGGTTAGACGTAACCAAATCCAATATACTGTCCTTAGTGAACTAGGCCTAGCTTCACCTCTTGAAGAAGACCAGCCTGGTGCGCAGTGGTATAAGAAACCTAAGGGCAAAAAAGTACAGTCTTCTATATAGAAAGAGAGGTATTTAATATGGAAAAACTGTTTTCTAAAATTACGGCTGGAGCTTTTGCTGTTGTTGCAGCAACACTAGCTTATGACGTATTTAACGGAAGTGGTCTTCAATCCAAATTGAAGGAACTATTTTCTAAAGCTAAGAAGGCTGAGTAAATTACTCGGCTTTTCTTTTTTGTTTGGTTTATGTCGCAAATCGAAATGACCGATATAAACGAGACCGCTATATATTTAAAGGAGAATTAAAATGAAAAAACAAACTACACTTAAAATTGCTGCTATGGGTATCGCTCTTTTCGGAACTGCTGTTATTACCGAGTCTGTATTTGCGGATGTAACTAAAGCCGAAGGTTCTACTGAGCTTGTTGCTACTGACCCAGAAGTCACTGTAACTAAGAAGGAAGAAGATTCAATTTGGTCTGATGTTGAGGTTAATATCAAGACTGATATTCCGGATGAAGTCTTAATCAATGAAGGCGATAAAATGACCTTCAATATTCCGGAAGAACTAAACTTGGAAACTAGCTACAACTTCCCTGTATATAACGAAACTGGTGAAACTGAAGTTGGTACTGCTGATGTACAAGCTAACGAACGTACTGTAACTACAACGTTCAATAATTATTTCCAAGACCATCCGCTGGATAAATCTATCAGCCTGAGCTTCCATACCCAAATCAACCGTGAAATCGTGCAGGAAAACACCAAGCGTAATATATCATTCAACGGTACTGTTGTGGAAATCAAAGCAGGTTTTAAGGGTACCATCAACCCTAACGAGGAGCTTTATAAATACGGTTACCAAGACCGTGCTGACCAAAACCTTATTCATTGGGTAGCCCGCTTGAATTACAAACGACAAACTATGGAAGATGTTAATATCGCCGACACTTGGTCTGACGATCAGGATTATGTTGAAGGTAGCCTTATTTACAGCTACGTTAAGGATGTTGATCCGTGGGTATATGACTCACCAGCAACTCAAGCTTTGGCGAACACTAAATTCAATAAGAATGGCTTTACAACCCATATCAATAAGATTGAAAACAAAATCTTGATGGTTGAATATAAGACTCGTCTACGTACGCCAGTTCAATATAACCCAACTAACCTGTTTACAGCCAGCTGGAATGGTGGCTTTGTGTCCCATAATGCTGAAACTAAATTGTATGATGGCAATGGTCGTGCCGTTGGTAAATCTCGTCCAAAATGGGATAAGCCAAATGATGCGCCTAAATACGATAAGCCGGAATTCGAAGGCAGCGTAATCCCAAATGACCCGCCGGTATATGACAAACCATCGATTGACTTGGCTGATATCCCACTCATGCCGCCAGCACCTACATTGGATTTACCTGAATGGAATGGTTCTACAGTACCGTTTGACGCGCCTAAGTATGACAAACCTGAATTCAACGGTGGTGTTATTCCAAACGATGCACCAATCCTGGACAAACCAGAAATTGACTTAGCGGATATTCCATTGATGCCGCCAGCTCCCGTATTGGAATTACCAGAGTTAGAAATTCCTGAAGTACCTGCGCCTAAGGAAGACAAACCGAAAGCCGATATCCCTAAAACACCAGCTAAACCTGCTAAGCAACAACCTCTTGGTCAGCCTACTCTACCCGCTACTGGTACTAACGAAACATCATATCTTGCTATTGGGGGTGTTGTGATTGGCGTACTTGCTTTAGGTATGGCTGGAATGAAAAAGAAGAAAGGTGATAAATAATGAAACGTGGAAAGAATAATAAAGCGGTTTTAATTAACCAAAGTATTAAGACCATGGAAGCTTATGCCGACAAAAGACAACCGGCCAATCCCATCGGTATCTTTTGGAGAAATAAAGCTGAGAAATTCAAATCACTCAAACCATCAAAGCTTAAAAAGGCATATTTACAAGCATTTATTCGTGCTGTAGTTGTAAGATTGCCTGAGGAGAATGTTTATTACATGGAGGAATCAGATGAAAGTAAATCCAACTAATATGTTAAAGGCTCATGACGAGCTTCTTGCTATTTTTGAAAAGAAGAATGCGGACTACGGTAACTCTTTCGAAGAGTCTCTGGAAAAGCATGGTATTATCGCGGCTATTGTCCGTATGGAAGATAAGATGGGGCGCCTAAATAGTCTCACTAAGCCAGGTTCTAAACAAAAGGTATCGGACGAGTCTTTAGTTGACACACTTAAGGACTTATCCAACTATGCCCTCATGACCGCAGTATGGCTTGAGGAAGAAAAGAACTTTCATGGTAAACCGGATCAACCGCCCTTTAGTGAATGGGGTAACTTGAGTCCAGATGGTGCCGACCTTAAGTCCTTTATCTCAGACCTAGTGAGAGCCTTACCAGGACTAACTGCTTTTAGTAGCATGATTCTAGACGACCCTACATATCCTAAATCGGTACTATTTCCGGTAAAGGATAAAGAACTATTTCGTTCGTGGTTCGATAACTATGTGGAAGCGCACTCTTGGTATAACGTAGTTTATCATGAAAAAGCAGGCGAGTTTACACAAGTCCAAGTCTATTCACACACGGAGTAGCTTATGTTTGAAAACGGTCTAGATATCGTCCGGGCTTTATCCTCTGTTAGACCGCCTGGTAGACCTAAGAAGCATGTTAGCAATGAAGATATTATCCTATATAAAGAGGCGGGTTGGTCGAATCGTACCATTGCCGTCTCTATGGGTATATCTCGAGCTACAATCAATCGTAGGGTCGCAGATTTAATCAAACAAGGTCTGATAAAGCCTGAAGAGTATGATTACAACTTTAACAACCCTAGCGCTGCCAAACAACCTCGACGTACAGATAAAGAATGTTGGGAGTACTGGCACGGCCCTGGTGTCTAATAATTACATGCCTCTAAGTAGAAAGAGAGGTAACTTAATATGGAAGAAATCAATTTTGATAAAGTCATGGAGGCTCAAGTGCATTTCAGAGAAAAGCTCGAAGAGATGAAGGAGTCTACAAAAAGACTTGGTGAAAGGATTTCCGAAATGGAAATCATACTTAATCATTGGGGAGAGTAGTTTATGCTATTCTCTTCAATTTTTTACATGTCTCTCTATAGAAAGAGAGGTAAACATTATGATGAATTTTGAATACAAAGGAGAAATGGTTAATGCGGAGGCTGTATCAATCTTTTATAAGATTGCTATGCTTATGAAATACGAAACTTTGGCTATTCTGAAAGACCAATATAAAGAGTCTTGGACAGAAAAAGCGGAGAGTCTATTCCATCAAGAATACGATCATATGGAAGCATTTGTTGAGCAACCAGATAAATCACAATTCCTGAAAGTCATTTATTATGGTGAAGAATTGAAATCAGAAATTGGAATGACCAATGAGGAAGAACAAGAATTGAATTCGTTTAGTGGTCAAGTATATTCTAAACTCGGAGACGAGAAACAAGATGTACTTGCTGAACTAACAAGTCAATTGCTTGCGATTGCTTAGAGGATACATTCCTCTTTCTTTTTTTTTTACTTTGATATTATACTAGGAGGTATATAATGGAATTACGTAGTATTATAGAAAGGCTATTCTTACTATATTCTATCGATGATGTTAAGAGAGTAAACTACCTCGTTAGCTCAGCAGCCTTTACCACGTCTCATATCGATGCGGTTAATGAGTATTTTAATCATGTCGAGGGTATTATCTACAAGACAATCAAACTCCCGCATAAGGAGAAGTGGGACGTTTATATCTGGAAGGAGGACAAGTAATGGAGTTATTCGTTAGTGATGAGATGGAGGAGAAACATTACGGGGTGTTTGGTTTATTCAAAGAACGACCTACCGTCCTACATGGCATCCTTAAAACAACATCGGCTATGCTCGGAGCGATACCTAGCCAAGCTACAGAAGAGGACAAATATTATGCATCAGATACTCTCCACGACAATGTTATGCGTATCTTTGGTAAAAGGACAGTATATCTTTTCCCGGCATACCCTATTGTCGAGTCTCTGATAACAAACGAACATAAGGGATCGACTCTTGTTGGCCAGCATATTAAGGTTACACAAGCCGTCATGCAGGTATATAAGGAGGTAAATAATCTACGTTGGTATATATCCGACCGCCCATTGGAAGACAACACGCTGCGTCGGATTACTATTGACAATAAAGGTTCTGGATATTTCACATACTTCGGCCCTGATGCACCTAACGGTTCGGATTATTATATTGATCAATTTAAGGAGTGGTGAAGATGGACGAATTTCAATTAACAGATTTCCCTAAACTATATTCAACCAATAAGAAAGACGTAGAACGATTTACCACACAAGTGTATGAATATGCTAAGAGGTATGATTATATCACGATACGGGACTTCGTTCGTCTTTGGTTTGGTCTAAGAGAAGACCAGTCTAATACCTATATCCAATCAGCTTCAGTCCAATGGTGTGTTGAATACAAAGACTTACCTAAGCGTCATGATATTAAGAAAGACAAGACTAAAGGCTGGTATTTGGAAATGCCGGCTGCGTATATGTTCTAACATTTACAACTGTCTATATAGAAAGAGAGGTAACTTAATATGACTAAAGTTAATGTTGAAGAGAACTACTATCATGGATGGTTTAATGGTAAAGACAAATCTGATGATTCCGCATATATGTGGCTTACAGATAAAGAAACCTTTAATACCTATATCGAACCTATGACAAAGGATGAAGCAATTGATCTTAATTCCAAGTTTGATCAGATTATAGATGTCCCACCTGTGGGGTATGTAAAAGCTGAGAATACTGATGAATTAAAGAAAGAATTCTATAATCCTTTGGCTATGGCTGCGATTGGTATGGTTGCTACGTATGCTGTATATTGTGGACACATCGTTATGTCTGAAACCGGAGGCTATAAGAAAGTAGGTAATTGGATTAAACAAAAATCAGAAAAAGTTAAATCTAAATTCAAGAAGAAGGCTGAGTAAACTACTCGGCTTTTCTTTTTTTTTTTAAGGAGGTAAACAAAATGACAGAATATTATAAAGATTTTCTAGATTGGGCAACACCGCAACTAACTCTAAACCAATACCGTAAATTGGCTAGAATCATACATTCTTTTAAGAAGTATAATCTCATAACCGGTCAAGCGACATCTACGTTATGTCAATTTAAAGACGATCAAGTTTACGCGTATACAAATTTTCCAAAATTCTTTGCTGAAATGGGCAAACTAGCAGGCGAATACCCTAAAGAGTTCTTTGAAGTCTGGTATAACGATAACGTTATCTTTTGGCCATATAAGGAGACTCCAGATTTGGTAGCGGCTCGGAAACGGCTTATGAAGAAATGTGAGAATCATGTGACATATTACAGATTTCTCTATATTTTCCGGGAGAACCAATATGGAGAAATTACATGTTTTAACATCATAAATAAATGTTATGCCGGTAGTCCTTTACATAGATGCGATCTTGAAAAATATATCAATACTCTATGGTTTAGCCCAGCACTTGAAAACAACCATATGGCGCCTAGAGATTATACTATCGAGCATAATACTAAAGTTATTATAAGAGCGGTTTCAGGTGTTACCAATAAAGAATATAAGCAGTATTTGTTTGAAATTACAAGACCTTACTATTGTACAACTCAATCTTATAGACAAAAAGAACAGGATAAAGCTAAGTATCTCTTCGGTAATTTGAATGATATTACACCTTATAAATTCGACGAAACGATATTATATAGACTATTAGGTTACATCCATAGGTATAAAAAGACGATCGAAGTTTTGGAACAACCATATCATAAGGCGGAACATAACACAATCTTAGAGTATATGGTATATATTATCAAACATCTGTCTGCGGAAGGAAAACTAAAGAAAGTTAAATAGGAGAAACGAAATGATAAACATTAATTCAGAAGGACGTGTATTCAAGGTACCTTATTCCCCACGTGACTATGTGCGACGCTTATGGAAGTCCATTGGCGTGCATATGATGAAGCGTGGCGCAATTGATATCAAAGGTAACCCTATTTGGGATAAGTCTAGTCTAGCTGACCAAGTGACTAGCCACCGCTATCATGAACGCGCTATTCGTATCAAGATCAATGAAATCCGCGTTAAGCATGGGCTGGAGCCTATTACTCTGGACTCACTTAAATGGTTCACGGAAGGTTATGTGTTAGAAGGATTGGAGGATTATAAGTATGCTAAAATCATCTAAGTCTCTGCAGTTCTTATTTCTAGTCGGACTGGCTACTACAGTAATCGGTATCCCTGCGCTACTCTTATTCGTAGTGGCGTTGAGGTGGATATTCTTAATCTACCCAGCGGTATTTCTAGGACTTGTGTTATTGGTATCCTATATTGCGGCTATCTGTATGCTGTATGACGATATCTTTGGTAGTGGTAGGGATAGACAGTTTCTTGAAGCTGAGACTATACCGATTGAAGCTACAAGTTTTACTCGGATCGATAAGAATGTTGTGGTTAAGACCAAGAAGGCCTACCTTGCTTATTCCGAGGAGTTTAACCAAGTTCATGATTTATTGAAATGGACTAGCGCGGATCTTCTCAGTATATATCAACGTTTTGAGCCTTTAGTAGAAGCGCTTGGTATAGAACGGTATTTGGATTTATTTTATCCTAGGACGATTAGTGCGGAGATCGCTATGGTATTTACTGAGTTGATTAATATATTGCCATATAACGCACATGATGAGAAGCCGATCGACCTATATCGTAAGTGGGTAAACAATAAACTCCTTATTGTCCAACTTGATGAAGAGGAGAACATTATCTATAATTACGATATTACTAATTTCTTAGCCGAGAAGAATATGGACGAGGAATGCGAAATCTATTTTATCAATCATGAGGGCAAGTTTGGAGATTATGTAACAGACACTCGTGCTGCTATTATTGTTGAGTATAATTTAACGGAGGTAAAATAATGTACGAAAATCTATTTAATCTTATAGACGATCTTCAAAAAGCCGCTATGAAAATTAAAGTACAAGAAGTATTGAATGCACTATGCGCAGACGAGCGAGTTCATGAAATACTCGATGCTGATATTGTGCTAGAGTATTATGAAAAGATGCATGAACATTTTGAGAAGAATCCTAAAGACTTCCTCTTCCCAAATCGTGAATGGTTGCGGGAATCTCTTAAACGGCTTAAGGTCGACTTATCCAACATATTTGACAAAGACGCTAATGTTGACCATATAAAGCAGGAAGAAGTTATTGTGTTATTCATACTCTTGTGGATTCATATGGTTATCCAAAACCCGATTAGGATTGAGGTAATTAAGGATCCGTATGACTTATTCTATATCTGGACAAAGAATAGGGTCTTTATCTCTAGGCCAACTGGAACACATTATCTGCAAGATGGAGATCATCGAGTGCTAGATCGACTCGGTAAAAGCTACGGTTGGTTTACCGGCGTAAACCATTTTAGTATTGGTACTAAAGGCGCTGTTGAATACCATCATTCATCTCCTGATGATATTACAAACATCGATGGTGCTTATAATAAAGCACATGGAAGTGTTACGAAACTTCGTAGCAACTTTAAAGGGTTCTCATTCGGTCGCTCTGATAAGAATTCTGTTCGGTATATGATGAATTGGGCACAAGATCGTACTGATAAGTTACTTACAGAACTTGCAGACAATTTCCTAGAAGAAAAACATCGTAGTCATAACATCGCCCGTAATACTAAGTTCGTTGTGCGTGAGATGACAGGAATGTCTAATAAAGATTATAAGGCGTTTCTAAAGAAGTTCAAGGAAAAGGAAGTGATGCGTTATGATGAGACGTCCCAATGTTTCGAAGATATCTTGAAGATTAGCAGTCTTGAGTTTAATCATGAGGTTATTCTAGAAGCTGTGGATGTATATAACCGTAACGTTTACCATCTTAATAAAGCCTTACTCAAACTACAGGAGAAATTAAATGAAGAAAAGAACTAGTAAACCTATTTTCTATGTGTCCATGTTTATCTTACTAGCCGCGGTGACCTTATTCACCTATATTACTTACCTCTTAATCTCTTGGCTAATGAGTCTGATACCGCAAGTTGGTATCTTTGGTTTCCTGATGTCTAACCTTGTCTTAGGCATCGGCGCCTTTATTATGTATAGTCTATATCTGTCAGCTAAAGAAGTATATGAAAAGCAGGTGAAGTAATATGTGCGAAAAGAAAATTGAAGGTAAACTTATATGGGCATCTCGCGATGGTCATAATTTCAAGCATTTAGGCAGGGATAGTGTTAAGTTTAATTGTGATAGAGACATTATTCAAGAAAAGCAACCTACCTCTTGGAGAAAGGCGTTAGAGAGGGAGGGATTGATTAAATGAAAAGAATGCCAAAAACATATTTTGTTAATAATCTTGCTAGTTGGTTATTTATCACAGCGTTGTTGACACTTGCAGCAATAACCACTTACGGTGTAGTTTATGCTATAATTATTCAAAGTAAACTACCAGAATTCTTTATTTATATTGGAGCGGGCGCGGTTGCTATAGGATATGTTGCACTTATAATCCTAGCCTTTATAAATTTTGTTATAGATGTTTAATAATATCCTATAATATTAGTATAATAAATATGTAACTTATTACAAAGCTCTTAATAGAAGGAGAGAGATGTAGAGTTTTGTTTTCCATCAATATTATAGTATATTTTCTACTATTATATACACCTCTCCTTGACGTTTAACACACTATTTGCTAGAAAAGGAGAAATAAAATGGCAAATCAATCACAAATCACATTGGAAAACGTTCGCGTTATCTACCCTAACTTCGCTGGTCGTGAATCTGAATACAATACTAAAGGTTCACGTGAGTTTGGTATCGCCTTGGATCCTGCACTTGCCGAGGAATTAGCTGCTCAAGGACTTAACGTTAAGTTCCCATCTGAAGACAAACCAAACCGCCCTGCTTATTTGCCTGCTACTCTATCCAATGGCCCTGAAATTCAACCATGGATTAAGCTGGTTCTTGTAAACCAAGGTAAAGGTACCATCCTGAATAACGCAGACACTAATCAACTTGCTATGCTTGACGAAGTTACTGCTGGCGCTCTTGCTAACGTAATCATCAATCCTTACAACTGGTCTGCTGCTGGTCGTACTGGCATCAAGGCTTATGTTAATAAACTCTATGTCTACATTGACGATATTGACCCAAGCCTGGCTCCAGCTAAGGATAAGTTCGAGCAGGATATTGAATTCATTTAATCATGATACCCCATAAACTGGGTAGTATCAAACTAAAACCCAAGCAATTTGAAGCGTGCGGGAAATTAAAGAACGGCTCTATATTAATGGGAGGTGTTGGCTCAGGTAAGACATTTACGTCTATATTCTGGGCCGCCTCCCAATACGGAGCTTCTTTTTTTACGAAAGACAAGCCTCTTATTGTTATAACCACCGCCATGAAGCGTGATCTTATCGAGTTAGGTAAGGATAAACCGGATTGGCAAAGCTCTCTGGAAGCCTGCGGTATTACTAATTATATAGTAGACTCTTGGCAGAATATCCATAAGTACGAGAATATTACTAACTCGGTCTTTATATTCGACGAGCAGAGGGTTGTTGGTTATGGTAAATGGGGTAAGGCTTTTATCCGCACATGTTGGAAAAACAATAAATGGATATTGTTATCGGCCACACCAGGCGATGTCTGGATGGATTATATGACTATATTCATAGCTAATAAGTTCTATCGTAATAAAACGGATTTCACATCTCGTCATGTTGTATGGGATCCTTATGTCAAATTCCCTAAGGTTAAGAAGTATATTGGTACCGCGGTTCTCGAGAAATACCGTAACCAAATTGTTGTACCTATGGAAGATGATAGAGATACTGTCCGCCATAGAGAATACCTATATGCGGAATACGACGCTGTCATGTTGAAAGACTTGGCGGATACTCGTTGGAACCCGTTTGCGGATGAACCTATTTTAAATATTGCCGAGTACACTCAGTTAGTTCGGCGCATCGTCAATACTTCCCCAGACAGAATTAGATTGGCTGAGAAGTATATTACTGAGCATGATAAGACTATTGTATTCTATAACTTCAATTATGAGTTAGAGATACTTAGGGATATCTGCGAACGTAATAATCTACTATATAAAGAATGGAATGGTAATAAGCATGAGCATATTCCTCAAGAAGACTCTTGGGTATATCTTGTACAATACACAGCAGGAGCCGAGGGATGGAATTGTATTACTACTGACAATATTCTATTCTACTCTGTTAATTACTCTTATCGTAAAATGGAACAGGCGGAAGGACGAATAGACCGTTCTAACACGCCATTCAAGGACTTGTATTACGTATATCTCACATCTTCTGCAAAGGTTGACAAGGATATCCTCAAGGCTGTTAAAGATAAGAAGCGATTTACAGAAGCTGCATGGGCGAAGAAACAAGGGTTCGTGCCCTATGACGATTACATGGAGAAATTAGAAAAGGATTGGTTATATGGCATCGAAACTTGAGTCTACATATCAAGCAAGCCTTCTTAAGAGGCTCCGTAAGGCCTATAGAGGGCGTATATTAGCGACTAAGACAGACCCTGGTATGGTACAAGGGATACCTGATTTAATCGTACTATGCGGCTCTAGATACGCTCTACTGGAGGTTAAGAGGTCTGCGGATGCCAGTAAACGTCCTAATCAAGCTCATTATATTGAGAAGTTTGGTCGAGAATCATTTGCATCGTTCATTTATCCTGAGAATGAACACGACGTTATTTACGAGATGTGTGATTATTTCGGCTTGGACTTCAATTTGTTTCTGAAAGAAAGCTAAACCTACTATATAGTAGATAATGCCTTAAAGGAGTCATAATGGATTGGATACAGCACTGGAACTTGCAGGGGAAACATGCATTCTTATCCCCGTCAGGTTACTCTTGGCTTGGTTATGATGCTGAAAAGATGGCTAAATCCTACGAAAACAAGCAAAATGTTGCTCGTGGGACAGCCTTGCATGAGATGGCATCACAATTAATCAAGTCTAAAACGGAATTAGCGCCTAAAAAGAAGGCGTTAAACCTATTTGTCAACGATTGTATTAGGGACGGCATGTCATCTGAGGTACTATTATACTACTCTGACCATTGTTTTGGTACTGCAGATGGTATTAAATGGGACTCAGACCAGCTTGAATTGCGTATTTATGACCTTAAAACAGGTGTATCTAAGCCATCATTCAAGCAATTGGACATCTATGCCGCTCTATTTTGCTTAGAATACGGAGTAAATCCTAAGAAAATTACCATAATTCAGCGCCTTTATCAAGGAAATGGTTACCAAGAACAGGTAACAATCAAGGATAAAGCTCGAATTGAGGGTGAAAATCCGGGTAATATCGCTTGGATTATGTCCCATATTAAGCAAATGAGTAAAATATTAGAGGAAAAAGAGGCCGAAATCAAGCCATTTAAGTTCTGGTAGAGCTTGAATTGGTCTGATATTATAGGAAAAATTAGCTATTTTTGGTCGATTTTTATTCTACAATTGTCGTTTTCGGCTAATTTGCCCCTGACAAAAAGTGGCTCAAAACCCCGGATTTTCCCCAATTTTCCCCAAATCGAACTTGGGGATTTGCCAAAAAAGTTGGGGAAAAGTGCTGTTTTTGGGCCATTTCCCCAAATCAGGGGGTATTTTGAGCCACGTTTTGAGCCACTTTTTTAGGCCTATTTTTGCTATAATGTTATAGTATTTTGGACTAGTTTTTGGCGTGATTTTTAGATGTTTTCAGACGTTGAAAAAGTGGCTCAAAACGTGGCTCAAAACTCTGGTAAAGTTGGGGAAATTGGTGTTTTCCCACGGTTTTCCCCAGAAAAATTGACGAATCCCCAGATTGAACTTGGGGAAAATGGGTGAGAGCTGTCAGGGGCAAATTGAGCAAAAAGGGGTCATTTTGGCCTGTTTTTGGGGTATTTTTGCTATAATTTTATAGTTTTCCCCAAAATCCCACGGTTTTTTCAGAAAAGTTTTAA